CGAACTTGTCGTCTTCGTCATCGACTGAAGCCCTGTGAAAACGCGGCATCGAACGCGGCATCTAGACAGACAGTGCATAACTCCCATGTCCCCAATTCTTCGTTGAAGATCGTTTCCTTATCCGACATGTCTTTATCGCAGCAGTTGCACTTCAATTTACCAGCCCTCCAAGGGAAAATCCATATAGACATTGACTTGCCTACGAATCTCATTGTGGTGAGGTCGACCCTGACCGTAGCCAGCCTGATACGTCAACCTACCAAACCACCGCCAACCATCACCAACAGCACGAGTGCCCTGATGGAAAGCATTGCAATCAAAATGTACTAGCTGATTGGAAGGGACCTGCTCCCTAGTAAAGACACCATCTCGGATGTCCTCCTCTACTCGGTGAGTCCAATCAGCATAGACTTTGCCATCGACGTGAGGATAATCGGCACTCCCGACAGCGAACTCAGTAGGACAAATGTCACCGTTGACTAATGCTAGGATGTGCTTTGCATGATACTCAGGCGTGTCATAGTTAGGCTGACCATCGCCACGGCTACGAGGGACATCGTCATGATGCCAACCCGGAATAGCAGGCCACCACCCCTTCATCAGCATATGAACTCGACTGTCAAAACAGAATGTACTGTCATAGCCGAAGTAAGGACTGTTCCATCCGAACTGAATAGGATCACCTAGTGCTGCCTGAAGAAAGGCCCGAGTAATAGGTCCACCATACTCATAAGCGAAGGAGGGTTTGGAGGAGAAGAACATCGTCTCATTCTTTACCTCTGTCTGAGTAAAATCAGGCAGCTTTTCACCAAGACGATACTGACTATTTATTGGATACATTTTCATATCAACCTCCCTCCTTAGGAGACACCTTAGGAAATAGAGAACAATTAATGATTAATCAATTTTAATCAATCATCCTTTGAACCTATTATAACAGATTTTAATTTGTTGTCAACCCCCTTTGTACGACTCGATCCAATATCCTACGGCGTCATCCTCCAAAGCGAGGAAGGACATCGCCCCTCTCCGATCGATGTAAGGTACTCGTAGGACACTTCCGTCTTCATACTTGATACAGAGAGTCTTAGGTTCTCCGTGCTCTACTGCGGGTAGGACATCGATGTCCACTTAGAGGTCCTTCGGCTTCGGACCAAGACCGTTGAGATATCGGATGTAATCTGCGTCGCTCACTGAATGTCTCCTTTGAAGAATTTGGCATAGTCCTCCACCGTCTGGCCTTCGAGACCGGGGGCGGTGTTGATTTCGAGGACATATGCACGATTCTGCTTTTCGTTATAGATTACGTCGACTGCACCGAAGTCAAGACCGGACGCATCGAAGGATGAAATCGCCGACTCAATGACACACTGCGGTGCTTCAAAACCTTCTCGGGTATAGACAAAACCGTTGGAATGATTTCGAATTTCCCAATTAGGGTCGGTGCAATCGAGACGACGGGCTTTCCGCTGAACCGCGACAACAACCGTTGCTCCAGTGCCGTCAACGATCCGCTTCCCGAGATGGACACGATATTCATCCTTTTTCTTTTGATACTTCACATACAGTTGACACGGTACTACTTCTTCCGGAGTTCGCGCCAGTACGATACCAGCCCCAGAATGACCGCTAAGAATAGTACGGCATACGATAGGATAAGCGTCAGCCGGGATGTCTTCCGACGACGTCCAGAACTGGGGTATGACATTACTACACTCCTGTTGCATAACCTGAAAGAACGTAAGCTTGTCGCTGGCTTGACGAATACTGTTGGGAAGATTAAGAATCTGAGACGGATGTCCTACAGGCCAGTGAACCAACGACGGATTGCTGTTACCCCAGTTGATGACAATGTCACCTTCCCGGGGCTTATAACTGCTGCCCTCCAAACGGAGAATCTTACCTCCAAGCTTCTCGGCCAATGCCTTGGCGGACTTCGAACCCTGTTTGTAAGGGAGAATGCGATACCGTACCATGTTTATTCCTCTTCGTCTGGGTCGTAGTCTTCTTCGGGTTCGTAATCATCTTCGACCTCTTCCTCTTCAGGGGGAGTCTCAGCAAACGGATTAAGCCATGGCGTCGGCGTCGGTACTTGCGCTGCTGCCTGTGCCCAAGCTGTGTTCAGAGTCGGAGAGATATACTGAGCTTCGTCATAAATCATATGACTTGGCATAGGGGCACCGATGTTGGCATAAGCCTGCTGCAACGGGCTCATCTTCTTCTTATTACGACCGAAGGGATCAGTCGACCGAGTCACCGGCTTGTACCGACTCCAGTCACGACAGTAACAGAGGTCCTGTGCCAGCCGAATACCTTCGTACATCGACTGTCGAATGGCGTCGTCGTTCATCGAGACCGAGGCACGGACGGTATCATAGTGCTCACCAAGTACACCACGGAGGTAGTCGATGGGGTCATTACCGGAGAAATTCTCAGTGATACCACGGGGATCGGGATATTCGGCGGACAAATTGTAGATGCGTTCGAGGACACCTACCCACTGTACGACTGTGCCGGGGTCAGTGACACCACGGAGGCTACGAATCTCCAGTGAACCGAACTTAATCAGCGCCTGAGTATTCATACCGCTATAATGAAGACCCTCGGTCAGCTCAGTACGACCGTCGTTGACGATCCACTTCTTGATCTTCGAGACGATTGCCGGAGCATCCTTCGCACGGAGACAAAAGAGGTTGCCGACACGGTGATCGCCACACCACTCAGTCAGGATCTCCTCAAGTGAGAAGTACAATGCGAGGAAGGACGTCAGCCGAGGAAGATGGAAGGTCTGGACGTTGAGGTGGACGTGAACCGAAGTCCGATTCGAGTCGTCGAGGACGGTACCGTAATCAGCGAGAGTCTTATACAAATCGAAGACGGCGTCCTTGACTTCCTTGAATGCGATCGGAGATTTGAGGACGTATTCGGCATTGTCCTTACCCCTCAACGAACCGTCATGGGTATAGTTCCACAGCGGAGGGAGGAGATTGTTCTGCTTCGGAAACTTGTTCCCTTCACACTCAATCTCGATACCGATCTCACCCTTCGTCGGATGCTTGCCGAGAATGGTAAGGACGTCAAAGCCCTCTTGGTCATAGTTCAGATCGGGTACGAAGAACTTCTCGTTATGCATAAATCTATCCTTACTTCGATTACTTGCCGCGAACCTTGATATCGCCGAAGACACCAAGCTCAGCAACCGCTTCCTTGCAGTGATTAAAGTTGCGGCCAATAGTAATAAGACTGAGATCATGATTAGGAAGAGTGCCAATGACTTCAGCCTTGTATGCGACGAACATGATGTCCAACGGTCCTCGCATGATAGCGAACTGCCGATGAAATGCAGCGCCTTCGTTAGCTACTCGGTCGTCTGCGAGAGCCTTGAGACATTCTTCAGGGGTCGGATAGTCGTTGACGATAGTCCGAGCGAGTTGGATACTGTCGAGGCTGCACGACTGACGCATCGGACGACCATCCTTCGGAAGGATCGAGACAGAGGAGACGTTGAGCATCTGCTGACCGAGCCCCTGAAGCGTATTCCGGGTCGGCTGACGCTCGACGTACATCACAGTCGATCCGACATTCACCATACCGAGGGGGAAGGGACGGAACTTGTTGAAGAGGGGGCTGTTCATCATCTTCCGGATGACACCGCAGTCGTCCTTCTGCTTCTCCAGCCACGCATCCATCTTGTCACCGACCGACTCGCCCGGGCCTTCATCATGCCAATCATACGGCATACCGTGGATACGACGACGAGCACAGCCATCCTTGTGGAGAAGGTCGTCGAGGTACATACGGAAGATACCGTCACTCTTGTGGTCAGCGATACAGAGGACGTAATACGGCTTACCGTCATAGAGGATGACAGTGTTCTGGAGCCGCATCCGAGCCTCTTTGATGGTCTCGTAGTAATTCGTAAAAGAAGGCATCTTTTATTCCTTAAAAAGAAATCATCTGGATCGGATTGAAGAAGTTGCTAGTGAGTTCGTCATGCAACTTGCTCGTGTCAATCGACTGAATGAGGAGGTCGTTGAAGACAGCCGGTGCGCTCTCAGGGCGGAAGTTCGTCCGCATGTCATAGATTGCCTTCTGCATCCGGTTCCAGACCTGAAGCCGAGTAGCACCAGTCGAGAGCCAGAAGTTCGAGAGGACACGGTACTCGACACCATAGTCCTTGAACCGACATGCCCCGGCCTTGCCATAGAGGGTACGACGACGGGCGTCAGGGTCCTTGATGACCGACCACGCACCGAGATACCAATCCAGCTGTTTGACGAGGTCACGGGCGTTCTGGACGTACTCCATATCACTGACCTCGGCATCTTCCGTCCAACCGAAGTGGAGGTGACCTGAAGCAGTACGGAGACGCTCGTTACCTTCCGTGTTCGGCGGAGGATTGATGGTCCCCGTCCATGCATTGAAGTCGGGGTTGCAGCCGAGAATCTTCGCGACGTCCGGTGCATCACCCCATGCCTTCTCGGAGAACTCGACAGCGGGGACAGCGGAGAGTTTGTAGCCACGAGGAAGCATTGCTCGAAGCTGGGCGAGGACCTGAGTGATGTTCCGATTGAAATCGCTGTAGTTCGTCACGGGATCGATGTTGAACTCGGCTGCCATGCCATCGACTTGGACGGCACCGAAGTCGACCTTATAGGGACTTTCCTTCGTACCCGGGATCAACCCCTCGGCGGTGACATATTCACCATCGGGATTGAGGACGAAGAGTTCGGGATCGCAGCCGAACTTGAACCCGGGGAGTGCTTCAAGGACAGTAGTCATGTTATTTCCTTCTTAGTCTTTAGGGAGTTGAATTAGCAAACCTGCTGCTGGTTATGCCAAGGGAGCATCGGAAGAGGCTTCTCATCCTTCTTCTGCTCTTCAGCGAACTTCTGCATCTTAATCGGCGATGCATAGACACGGTTCGTATCGCGACTACTGCAGCACGATCCGATGACCTGTTCGTTGATCTCGAAGATAACGATACCCTTGTCCCGATAACCTACGCTACGGGAACAGAACGAGCATCCGTAACGAGCCATCTGATTGAACGTACCTTCGTCGATGTAATCTCCGAATGGCTTAGCACCGGTCGTGTCTAGCTTCATCAGGACGGGAGTAACTGTAGAGGTCTTCGGTGGAGTCGTCGAGGTTGAGGTCGACGCCCCAGACACGTTCCCAGTAGTCTGCCGAGGAAAATTTCCATAATTCCCACCACCATAGACTTTAACCGGGGCAGGCTCCTTTCCCTTCAGCTCCTTGACACGAGGCTTAGGACGACCTTCGAACCCCTTCTTCAGTTCGTCGAGAGAGTAGCGGTAATGCCAATCCTCGGTCGTCTGGAAGAACGAATAACCTTGTTCGTTGCAGAAGAGTTCGTACTTGTCCTTCTCCGGCGAAGCGGCACAGGCAGCACGGATCATCCAATGCTCCGAAGCCCACAGAAGGAGCTTGAAGTCCTTGTCGTAAGCGTACCAAAACGGACGCTCCTTGTTGCGGAGGAAGTTCAGCGTCCCCTCCTTCGCATCATGCCACACGAGAGCCCAAGCACCCTGTAGGAGCTTCACTGTGTCGTCGATGCCGATCTTCTCGATGCAGCCAAAGATTGCTTCGCTGTCAGTCCCGGTCTTCTCACCGAGGACCTTCTGAAGCTCGTCCCACGACTCCGTCGTCAGCGTCCCGTTATGAGCACCGGTGATGTGACCACGCTGATAGGGATGGGCGTTGACGTCGTTGACAGCACCCTTCGTGGCGGCGCGGTTGTGACCGATGAACGCCTTGCAGTTGTAGGCGTTGGCAGCGGCCTTGTACCGGAGGGTGTCGAAGAGGTTGATGGGATTACTGGCGATCTTTGCGATCTTGACTTCGGTGTTGTCGTCCTTGACACAGGCGATACCAGTCGAATCAGGACCACGGAAGTAGTCATTCATCAACAGTCGCTTCATCGTGTTCTCGTCGCGGAGCTTCAGGGCTCCTGCTAGACCTACGTGGCCGCACATTACTTAGTCTCCTGCTTATTTTCGATGACAACTGCATCATCAATGACCATTGTCTTTGCGGCGATTTCAGCCCAATGTTCGTTACGGGCGTCGAGTACCGAGTCCTTGATACGACGGACACGGCCCTTGAGTGCGAGATCGGGGTTTTCGAGGAAGAACTCGTTCATCCGGTGCATCGTCCACTTCGCGAACTCACTGTATCCACGGTACTCAGGATGACCCTGAACACCGAAGCAGCATGTATCACGATAGAAGTAGGCTTCGACGTCTGGACGGCACCCAGCGAGGCTCTGAGTCGGTGTCAGCCACCGGAAATCAGCCTTGCTGCTCGTAGCGATGACTTCCATGCCACCTTCAGGGTTTGCAATGCACGCCTGATGATGAACAGACGACACTTTCTCGATCAGCTTCCGACCCTTCAAATCGTACATCGAGTGGTCGCCGTTGTGGTTATTGATGTCCTGATACAGACGACCACCATTCATGACGTGAAGGAACTGAGCCCCACGGCAGACACCGAACATCGGAATGCCTTCGTCGATACACTGGGTGTAGACGTCAATATCCGCTGCGTCCCGTTCTTCGTCCCACTGTACCGAGGCATGGGGTTCTTGACCGTAGAGAGCGGGATTGACGTCCTGACCACCAGTGAAGATGACGACGTCAGCGTCCTCAGGGAGTTCGACACGAGTGCAGCGTGCAGGGACAAGCATCTCGGCGAAGTTACCGATCTCGTATTGGTCACCGACGATGCAGACTTCCAGCCACAACTCCGGTGTATCAGCACTCCGAGTGTCACGGACGATCGTCATCGACTTCTTCATCTCCAGAACATTGTCAGTCATCTTTGAGCATCCATCCATTCCAAGGGTATTGGTCGAGCCCGGAGGCGTCTTCCCAGTCGATGTCTTTGACTGGTTCGAGGTAATCGTCGTCGGAGTCAGTGGCAACCCCGTCACCATCGAAACTGGCCCCTGCTTCGCTTCCCGCTGCATCCTTACCGCTTCCGGTGACTCGGCGGACACAAGGACTGTTTCGCGGATCTTCGACGCATATTCCCGCCGACGCTTCTTTCGTTGTTTCCGAGACACTGAGGCCCCTTTCTCTTTCTTGCCGTTTGATAACAGCTTCCGTAAGTTCAGCGATAACCATCCGCGCATTTTCGTGCGCGCCCCAATAATTGAGGCAAAGGGCATCATAAAGGACGTCCTCTTCGGTTTCGACGTATCTACGCCTTGCCATCAGCCGTATTCTTCGTCGATGTAATCATCCTCTGGATTGTAGATTGCCGCGGGTGCAATGGACACCGCCTTCCCGAATGGATCGATCGATGCCTTCTTCGGCTCACGAGCCAACCGTGCTTCCTTCGGCTCAGGGGCAGCACCCGGGAGACGACGACCAGCGAGAATGACAGGAGCACCAGCAGCCTTCAGCTGAGCCTCAGTCATGATCTTAGCAGGGCCAATGACTTCCCACTGCTTCAACTGGACTGCTTGGACGTTATCAGGCGACATATCACCGCTGTAGGGGTCAGGGAGGTCCGTCCATGCCTTCGGAGGCGTCAGCGTATCCTTGATCGCGCCCTTGCCGATGTTCCGGAAAAGACCGAAGAGGTAGTTCGGATGAGGACTTGTCTCTGCGAACGTACCCGGCTTCGTCACCGTCTTCGGTCCGGTATAGACACTGTTGTCGGTCGTCCGGATGAACTCGAAGCCGTTCTCCTTCAGAATGGCAAGCCACTTCTTACCGTGACTGCCACTGATCTGTTCACTTGTGAGGACAGCGAGGAAGACATGGTTCGGCATATCCGATTCACTGAAGGTACCGATGCGGAGACGACTGTTGAAGATGTCACGGTAAGTGGGACCGACGAACGCTTCACCACCGCTTTTGATGATGGGGTTGCCACCGTCACCGCCTACGAGCTGGATGCTGGCCTTGGCATCGGGGTCGAACTTAAAGTTCTGGATGATGCACATCGCACAGCAGCCCCAGTAGCCACCGGGGATCGAACTTCCGAACCTCAGGAACTCCATTACTTGTCTCCAAACTTGATGGTTGCAGGGGTCGAGGGTGGGACGTAGACACCCTTCACCGCTTCATAGAACTCTACGTCATCGAAATCCACGTCACTGTAGTCGTCGGCAAGAGTCTCTAATAGCGCAGTAGACGTGTCACCAGTAGCGAGAACCTCGTCCCACCGGATTGCAATGTAAATCTTCTTTGCCATATCAAACCTCCTTCGTCGTAGTCATAACCTTAACGAACTTATCGGTGTCAATGAAAGACGATACGATCTTGGTGACCGGGACACCTCCTCTCATCAACTTGAACCCGCGCTTTTCAAGTTCGTCACGAGCAGCTCGTGCAACCTTCCACATATCACGGTATTCGGTGGCCAGCTCTTCGTCGGTCTTCTCCGCCGGAGACACCAGAGCCAGCTCTCCGGGGCTGAATTTCATTGACTCCAGATCCTGAAGATAGATCACTATCTCATTCCCGTGAGTCCGGATATCTTCGATACGAAGACCCGGCGAGTTCGCCCAACCGCTGTACTTCGGACGGACGATATCACCGACCTTAAACTGTGTCATGATTTTCTCCTTGACAATTATCAGAAAAGTGTTATAATAGGTTCAAAGGATAGTTCTTAGAAGATAATTGTTAATCATTAATACAAGAAATAACTATCTCCTAGGAAATCTCCTAAGGAGGCGACTACTCGTCTTCGTCGCAATCCTCGTCGTCGATAGCCTCAGCATCTTCCTTGCCGGGATAGTTTTCATCGACGTTGAGATGGAAGACGACACAAGTGTTGCCACTGTTCGAATTGAGATGACGATTGACCTCCTTGAACCCACGGCTGAGGAGTTCAGGTATCCACCGGCTTTGGTCGATCCAGCTATACTTTGAATTGATCGCGATGACGACTTCAAGGATGTTGCAAGGGCGACGACGCTTCATGTAGTCGATGTAACGGTCGAGGCGAGCCGTCCCCTTCTCCTCAGGGGCAGCTTCGTGGAAGAACCGAGTATCCGACGTCACCGACGAACCGTTTTGATCTCGGTCATCCTTCGCAATCTGCGGAATAGCGTAGTCTTTGCTGTCAGGGTTCGTACCCATACTGAAGATAGTCTTGATGCCGCAGCAGAGTCCGCCGTGGAATACGAGTTGCATCACTCGACTCCTTCAAGGGCACGGATGCACTGAGCGAGGTCCTCGATCTGATCACGCTTGGTTTCAAGCTGGCCGAGGAGGTTAGCGACCTCAACCTCCCGAAGTTTTTTCGAGTCTCGCATCTGTTTGAGATGCTGTTCACGATAGACACCCATCAATAGTCTCCCGTAGCTAGCTCCGAGGCCGTTCCCCGGGCTTTCTTCGTATATTCGAGCCAGTCACCCGACTTAACCTCAGGACGACTGTTCATCGTGTCGTTATAGGTGTAGACGAAAAAGGGGCCGTTGCCGAAGTCTACCTCTTCCCGGAGATAGAGGGACGTCTCAGGACGATTGGAGTCGTACCCTTCGTACCTGTCGAGCTGACCGAGCTTCCTGTCATCGACCTCGATGATCTCGACAGACACTCCCGGCGACACTGAGCCGTCGAGGACGAGGCCGGGATACGAACCGAGGTCATAGATACGACCGGGGATGACAACGACCGGGAACGAACCGGGACGAAGGGTGCCATAGACGGCGACCTTGTGCTTCACTTCTCGCCTCCCTTGTCATCACGGTACTTCTGCCCCTGATCCTTGGGCAACTGATCGTCGAGGTAGCCGTTGATAACGGCACGAATCTTCGTCATCTCAGGGGTCTTCAGAACCTGTTCACCGGCTTCACTGCCAGCGATGAGGTAGAATGTGTCCTTCGACGGCACGAGGAACGATGCACCCCAGAGTATGAAGAAAAGCGGAGAGAAGTACCCGAGACGACGTAGGCTCAATCCGAGTCTATACACCGACGTATCCTCTTTCTCGACCTTGAGATACTTCTGTTCCGTACCGCTCCACCGCTCATCGATCTTAGCCGAGTCCTCTATCTTCGATATCCCACAAAAGAAGATGAAAGCGAATCCGACGAACAGTAGGAAGCTGAGAATGCACAGCCACGTCGACACTTTCGGCAGGACATCAGCCCAATACAGGAGCCAAGAGAGCCGGTTCACTGGTTCGCTCCAACGATCTGAGGCGACCAACCACCTTCAGCCGATGTCCGGATCATGAGCTGAGGCTCGATCAAGGAATGGTGGCGTATGCGACCGAGACGGATGAGTCGGATGCGTTCACGGCGGGCCTGATCCTTTTCGGCGCGCTTCCAGAGATATTCGTTCATGCTGATTTCCTTAGAAAGAGAGTTCGAGGGTGTCACCCTCATAAATGGGAGTCCGGGCCGAATTCTCAGAGAGAACCTGTTCGAGGGACTTCGCCAGTTTCTGATCCTGTACGATCCCACTCGAATTGATGTAGGTCGTACCGTCACCGTTCTGGAGATAGTAGCCGCGATCGCCGCAGCCGACGACAGCTATGAGCTTACGGGGAGGACTTGCCTCCGTGATTTTGATCTTCATCACAAATACTTTCTGATTTCGGAGTACCACGACGGCTTGCCGCGATATGTCCACAAAGGTTTCCGTGAGTCGAGATTGACCCACTTATTCATAAGACAATACTGGTAGTTCGTGAAGACGTCACCACGTTGCTGCCCCGACGAATCGAAGGAGAAGACAGGCTTCGTTTCTGTTCCGGGGAAGCAGTCACCAAAGACGTGGAGGTGATTGAAGGCGAGTTCGATGACGTCCCGTGATTTGTGGTAGCGATCGAAACGGAATTGGTATTCATCCGTCAACGCCCTGCCGTGATCGACCAACCAAAGGAAGTTCGCGAGGTCCTTACGAGCCCAGACAGAGCAGGGATGGAAGACATGAGTCGAGCCATACAAACCCTTGGCGACATCCGGATATACGGTCCGGAGTGCCGTCGAAAGGAGTTGGGCTGTCTCCAAAGCCATCTTAATCACTCGCTTGTCGTCCTGAACCTGAGCACAGGCGACGGGATCATTGCTTGTGAGAAAGATGTTCATTAGAATGCTCCCGGGAAACGACCCCTGAGTTCTTCAGAGATGCTGTCTAGCTCAGAGACATCCTGCGGTGTTCTCTGATCCTCAGGGATACCTTCAATAGTCCTGAGACGGCTATAAAGCCACTTGGCGTAGTCGTCCGTCATGCGTCCTCCAATGGCGCTCCCACTTCTACCTTCTGGTCACCTTCGACGGTGACGACCTTCTCGAAGTTAGCGGCCATGTAGCCATTATATACCATACCACCGGCTGTCTTACCGGTGTCAGGTATGCCAGTGACATAGACACAAGCCGTGGGTTCGTCGTTCGTTTCTGTCCCGTTAGGATTGACGAAAACTTCCTTCACCCACCCTTGGTGTCCTATGAAGAGGGAACCACGGACCTTCTTGACGTGGTCACCGACTTTGAAGTCAATCACGGGGAGTTCCTAGACTGGTATCGCCTGCGGCCCACATGAGACGCAGGAGAGTACGAGGACGAAGAAGATAAGGAAGAGCAGCGGGCTCTCCCACGGCGGAGGCGGGGAATGATCCCCTACGAGCCATTCGTTGGTCACTTCCGCGAGATGCCGACGAGCTGACAGAACTGACGTTCGAAGCGGTTGCGCTCGTTGTAGTCCTGCCTCCGAAACTCGGAACCCTGCGGGACGGTGACGGTCTGACGGTTGCTGCCCGAGCCGATGGTGATACGCATCTAGATTCTCCAAAAGGGAGCCGATATCAATGGCGATATCAAAGAGGACAATCACGAGGACTGTCCTCTCAGTTACCGTCAGTGAGTCATCGAGCCAGGCTTCGTGGCCCAATTCGCCTGCGACCCCTGATGGCTGTCAGGCTGCTTGTGCCCCGGCCCCTGATCGCCGTCACGACGGGTGTGGAGACGACCGAGCGACCGACGAAGCGACCGACCACCGGGGTACGTCTTGCCGTCACGAGTACGGGCGGGCTCGGTGCCTTTACCAGATCCGACCGAATAACCAAGCTGACGTGCCTTCTCGGTGGTGATCTTCTGACCATTCAAGAAATGGATGTTCATGGTACATACTCCTCTAGCGAGATTGCTAGGAAGGACAGCGAAGCCCACTCATCATAGCCGCGCTAGAATGGTGCCTCACTGTCCATCGTAACAATCTAGTGGGAACTTACGGTCCCCAGTCGCCGGACGCTCACCCTCCGGTGGATAGAGCTAGAGTCTGTCTAAGATACTGGTGACGATATACGCCACTATCGCAGGAACAATAACGTACCCTAGAATCCAGAGCAGGGCTTCTGTCATTACGCGGTTGCCGCGAGTGCCGCTTCGAGGCTGGGATACCACTTGCCATTGTACCAAGTCATGCTGCTATCTCCTTCGTTCGCTGTTCATAGTACCACCCTGCCCGCCATTCACGGATAGAGACGGGAGAGTGATAGGGGTTGGTGTTGAGGAGACGGCCTTCTCGGAACGCCTCCCTGCCGATGCCGTATGGAGTCAGCGACATCACTTAACTCCTAAAGCATCCCGGATTTGCTTATTGACATAGACAGTACCAGTGCCTGCATCATAAGCGGTGACATAAGCCCGGAGAGCAGCAGCCATCTTTGCATTGTCCTGTTGCAAGAGATAGATACTGAGATCCCCGGGCTTTTGCTGTGGCTTGTTCATGCAGCCTTTTCTTCGCCGGGCTCCTTGTCGTCATTGGCGACGACCGCCGGACGCTCGACCTTCAGCCCCGACAGCGACCGAGCGATAGCCTGAATGTACGGAATGTCCGCTTCCTCGGCCTTGCCGTCGTCGATCGACTTCTCGGCACGCTTCACGAGACCTTCGATCATCTTGAGGAGGGCTTCGCCGGTCAGCGGTGCCTTCTCCTTATTCTCCTCCGCGAGCTTGTAGAAAGGGGTCGCCTTACCGGCTTCGAGGTCCCACGGGACGAACATCTTGCTGGCGGGCTTGTGCATCGCTGCGACGAACTTCGGATCGTTCTTGACGACGATAGGCGTGAACGTCTTGAACCAGAGGATGAGCATCTCACGACGCATGCTGGCTGGCATCGCCATCACGAGACCCTGAGCGGTGGAACAGTCGCCGTGTTCCTTGGCGTGCTCTGCGATCATCATCGCCGTGTCGTGGATATAGACGTTCAACTTGTCGGCATTGCTGGTCAGAGTCTTGAAACGATCCTGCATACGGGCATTGAAGGACTTCGCCATGATAGTTACTCTCTCTTAATGCCCCATCATTGGAGACACTCTAGCAGTGCTAGGAAGAATAGTGACTGGATATTTTTGCTGATCCCCGGCCAGACTATGCACGTCCCGGTTGTCACTATTCATCGTAACACTCTAATACCTAGAGATAGCCCCTCGCATCGCTGGATTATCCAAGCGATTTCAGTAGGGAACGGAGACCGTTGAGACGTAGGAGATATGCGGCTTGGGTGGTTGCGTCACTAGCCTTCGTGGCTTCGTGGGCAATTTCACGGAGAGTTTGACGATACGCAGGACAAGCGAACGGTTGCCGCTTCCCTGTTCCGTTGAGATTGATATTTGCCTTCGGCTGATACGAAGCGCGGGCTGTGGAGATTGTCATGTCTTTTACTCGCGTGACTAGCGAGGGGCTATCTCTAGGGCGGACAATAGAGGGGAAATCCTCAAGCCGCCTTAGAGAGTGTTAGGGCACAACCGAGACCGCGACTAAACGGAATGATTGCTCAACCCTAACTGGGGACTGACAAGGCACTTATCCACCGGCTGGTGTTTGGGTGCGTCCCCTTAATAGCCGTTCTGTACGACACCCTAGGCCATGCGTTTGGCACTACGGGGTCGTTAGTCCCGTAGCGGTGAAGTCCTATCGATCCCGGGCACTCTTGTGCCTCCGTGGACGTTATCCGCGTCGTTCTTAGCTATCGCAAGCTTAGACGATACCGATAGGCCGGTCCGCTGTCGATGACACTACGCCCCTTGATAGATTTAGCATTGAAACCCCTATTGGAGCGTTCATTGCGAACCGTAGGCGATGCCGTGTCACCGGCTGATATAGTTACCACTCTTGAAGACTTATACTCCGGGATCTGGTCGCCCTAAGGTTCGCGTCCCATGCTGTCCGTCTGTCCGTGGTAGTGGTAGAACGGTTCGGTTGCACTATGGTTCCCGGTCGTTCCACCTTTTTTTGCACCGTGGCTAGAAGCCCCTTGGAGCGCCCTTGGTGTAGGGCAGTTCGTCAGTCGGTACAACAGTAAGACGCTTCAACCCCATTGTTGGTTCCGTGTAATCTTCTGTCGTTGTTGCACCGTCCTTTGTACTATTGTTACAGGATCGCCCCTAGTCTGTGTCATTATGTTGCGTATGAGACGACATATCATTGTATTGTTGCGTCATTGGTGCATCCATTGATGTATTATTACTCATGTCCATTGATCTTTGTTACATTGTTGCGTCCACGGAGGAGGGGGCCTGTGTTCTCTGTTTGTTCCGGTGGGGTGCCGGGGGTGGGGGAGCATGGAACGGGCGCGGGAGGGGTAGAGGGGTCAGCCCACCTCATTTTCTCTATAAAAAATCCAAGGACCTTCTAAGCGATTTAAGCCCCTTACAGAAGAATTCCTAATTGAGAGCTACCCTCGTACCCCATTGACCCCTTTTTCTTCTCTATGGTGCCTATACGGGCCTTATTGGAGGCTTCCATTGACAACTCCACGGGCTCGCATGGCTCGCCCCATTGGAAATCCCCCTGGGATGAGACATAAAAATAAGGAATCCGGCCCCTCCTTTGGAGATTACTTAGAAACTCCTCAGAGAATCTCCTAGGATATATTCTCTTTTGTTTAATTCTCTTAGATATGTCTACTCAGGATTATCCATAGTATATATCCTATATATATTACTTAGTATAACGTAGGTAGATTTCTGAAATTTCAAGGGGTCTTATAAAATAAATATTAATTTACTTGTTTTTGTCTCTCTTGTACGATTTCTCTTGACTTTTGTCACTAAATCGAGTATAATAGGTGTATAAGGGAAGGAGATGTCTCATTTATCATAAACCAACAGATCCTAACGCCAATCCCAAGAAGCTTCCCGGTAAGAAATTGAAGGGAAAGATGGCGTTGTTTGTCGAAGAATATCTCGTCGACATGTCTCCCGTCAATGCCTTCAATCGAGCAGGATATAAGTCTCCTTCCCATAAAATCTCCTATATGCGAGCTACGGAAATGATGAGACATCCAGCTGTGAAGGCTGCGATTGATGAACGAATGGTTGAACGAAGGGAACGTATGGAACTCTCAGTCGAATACGTCGTAAACAAACTCGTCAGCATCGTCGAAGAAAGTGACGAGAACCCTACAGCCGCACTTCGTGGGCTGGAACTCCTCGGTCGCCACCTCGGAATGTACCGAGACAAACAAGAAATCAGCGGTCCTGACGGTTCTGCTATTCAGGTTCAGGAACAAAAGGTCCAAGCAGATGTCGCAGATTTCCGAAGCAGAATTGCTGGCCTCGCTACCCGAACAGGAACGGGAGACATTCTTAGCTTCCCTAAGCCCGGAAGCTCTGCAGAGTCTGAAGACTGATTGGGGCTTTTGGTCCCGTCCTAACCAGCGACCACCGGAAGGTGACTGGAATACTTGGCTTGTCATGGCAGGGCGTGGCTTCGGTAAGACTCGGCTAGGCTCTGAGTGGATCAGGAAGATTGCTGAGGACAACCCCGGTTGTCGTATCGCGCTCCTCGCCGAGACCGCAGCAGATGCGAGAGACGTCATGATCCTTGGAGACTCCGGTCTCATCGCTTGTGATCCTAACCTCACTCCTGATTCATGGTCTCCTACTAACAGGCGTCTCAGTTGGCCCAACGGCTCCACGGCTTGGTGCTACAACGCTACTGAACCTGACCAGCTCCGTGGCCCTCAGCATCACTTCGCTTGGGTCGATGAGCTTGCTAAGTTCAGGTACATTCAAGAGTCGTGGGACCAGCTCCAGTTCGGCCTCCGTCTTGGTCTCCACCCAAAAGTCCTCGTCACTACGACGCCTCAGCCTAAGAAGCTGATCAAGCAACTCGTTGCTGACAAAGATACGGTGGTGACCCGTGGTTCAACGCTGGACAACAAAGCGAACCTCGCTAAGAACACGGTGAAGGCATTATACGACCGCTACGGCCAGACTCGGCTGGGTCGTCAGGAGCTTGACGGTGAAATCCTCGGCGACATCCCCGGCGCTCTCTGGAACGCTACGATGATCGAAGAAAGCAGGATCCGAGAAGATGAACTCCCAGAGTTGGAGCGTATCATTGTCGCAGTTGATCCCGCCGCTAGCTCTAATGAAGGAAGCGATGAACACGGCATCTGTGTCGTTGGACTCGCTCGAAACGAAGATGGCTACGCTCAGGGATATGTCCTCGAAGATGCCTCATGCCGAGGCCGACCCGAGGAGTGGGCGAAGGTCGCAGTCCGTATGTATCGGAAGTGGCAAGCAGACAGGATCGTAGCCGAGAAGAATCAGGGTGGCGAGATGGTTGAGACGGTGATTAAGACCGCTGACCGATCAGTCCCAGTCAAGCTCGTCCACGCCTCACGAGGAAAGGTAGTCCGTGCAGAACCAATGTCCGCCCTTTACGAACAAGGTCGAATTCACCACGTCGGGCGTTTTGATAAGCTCGAAGATCAGATGTGTTCCTTCTCTAGTGATGTCGTCCGGTCAGCTTCTGAAGGCTCCCCTGATAGGGTTGATGCCCTCGTCTGGGGGTTGACCGAACTCTTCGAGAAGATCGCTGGTCGCCGTCGTAAGCTCCCCACCACTGAAGGTCAACTGACTAAGTGGAAAGAAAAAGAAGACTGGCAGACACACGCTACTGCCCCATCCGTCTCCTCTAATCCTCAGGGATGGATGAGCGCATAAAGGAATGACATGACGACTCCTGAACAGAAGAAGGATGGCACGCCGATTGATGTCATTCACATCGAGGGTCGTGTCGATAAAGACTATAAGCCTGAAGGGTTTGACTCCGAGGAAGACTTCCTCATTGAGATGCGGAAGCAGTATGCGGCTGACGTCGAGTTCGATCGAGTTAATCGTGACGAAGCATTGGATGACAAACGGTTCGCTGCCGGTGAGCAGTGGGACCCTCAGGTCATCGAACAGCGCAAGGGTCTTCCCTGCCTCGTCATCAACTCCATTCCACAGTTCACTGCCCAGCTAGTCGGTGACTGGCGTCAGGGCCGGAAGGCTATCAAGGTCCTTCCTAACAACGACGAGGACACTGATGTCGCATCTATCCGAGCCGATCTCATTCGATCCATTGAAGCTCAGTCAAGGGCAGATCGAGTGTACGATTCAGCCTTCGAATCCCTTGTACAGTGCGGTGATGGTGCTCTTCGAATTTCTGTTGAGTATGCAAGAGATGACGTCTTCGACCAAGACATCTTCATCCGGCCAATTGAGGACGCTCTCGCAGTTGTATGGGACAGGTTCGCCGTCGATCCCACCGGACGGGACGCTAAGCGAGTCTTCGTAGACGATCGTATTCCTAAGGACGAGTTCCAACGGAAGTGGCCTGATGCTACTCCTGACCAGCTCGACTCGGGTTTGACCGGCAACGCCTTCGGTGACATGAGGGCACAGGGCTGGATCGAAGACGACAGCTACCGTATCACAGAGTATTGGCGTCTCATTGAACGTCAACGGCTGATGGGTATGTTCGGTGACGGCAAGATCTACGAAATCGATAACGAAAACCTCGAAACTCTCATCGAAGCTCACGGCCCTCCGGTTAAGACCCGGGTAGCTTGGGTCTCCTTTGCTCAGATGCATCTCGTCACTGGCTTCGCCATTCTCTCGGGACCATATGAGTACAGGTTGAACCGTCTTCCTATCGTTCGTATGTCGGGTCGTGTAGTGAACATTTCAGGTCGTCGTATCCGCTACGGCCTCGTTCGCTTCATGAAAGACCCCGTCCGGTTGAAGAACTTCTGGCGCTCGATTGCTGCAGAGCAATTGGGTTACGCCCCGAAGGCACAGTGGATTGGTCCTGAGTCTGCATTTGAAGGACGTGAAGACGTTTTCCGCAAAGCTCACCTCTCCCGTGATCCGCTCCTCATCTACAACGACGGAGCAGAAGCACCACCTGAACGTGTCGATCCTCCTGCGCCACAGTCTGCTCTTCTCAACGAAGCTCAGGTCAACGCCCAGGACATGAAGGACGTCACAGGTATTCATGACGCCTCACTCGGTATCAAGTCCAATGAAACAAGTGGACGGGCTATCCAAGCAAGGCAGCGTGAAGGGGACGTCGCCTCTATTACCTTCTATGATAATGGCAATGCCACGGTCCTCGAAGCGGGAGACGTCATCAACCAGCTCATCCCTCAGATCTATGACGGTACTCGCGTAGTCCGTGTCATAGGTGAGGATGAAACGGTGAAGTTCCAGAAGATCAACGATCCTATGGACCCCGGTGCAATCGATCTCTCAGTCGGTATGTTTGATGTCACGCTCAGCACTGGTACTAGTTATAGTACTCGTCGTGTCGAAGCGGCACAGTCGATGATGGATGCCGTTCAGGTCTTCCCTCAGTTGATGACTGTCGCTGGTGACCTCATTGCTAAAGCTCAGGACTGGCCCGGTGCAGATAAGATCGCCGAGCGTATGGAGCAGCAGATGCAGCAGCAGATTGACCCTGCACAGCTCGCTCAGCTCCAGCAAGAATTCGCTAAGCTCCAACAGGAGAATGCGACGATGAAGGCTGATACTTCTCTCCAAGAGAAGAAGCTGGAAATCGACATCTATAACGCGGAAACTCAACGCATCAGGGCGCTGTCTGACAATGAAGTCGACGGCAACAAGATGGAGCAGGACGCGATTCAAGCTATCATTGACGCATCGACTAAGGTCGACGAACATGATCTCCGCAGGGAGGAATTGGAAGGGCGTCAAGCGATTGAGGAGAAGAAATTGTCCTCTAAACCGACTCCGGGTAAAGCACAAAGCTCGGGTAGTAGTCGCAACAGTGCAGCCGGTTAAGGACCGTATTCCTAATGAGTGATGACAACACCCCCCAGAACGACGTCTCCACTGAAAGCCAGTTGGATTTCGACGATCTCGATGCCTTTAGTTCTTCGTTCTTTGGCGAGAACAAGACTGCTGACGAGCCCGCCAAGGCCGCCGCTGAGGAAGAGATTGAAGAAGCCGTTGACGACGAAACCGTCGATGTCGAAGAAGGAGAAGATGTTACTGAATCGGATGATGACGCCGATCAGGACGACGAAGACTCGGACGACGAGGAAGAGAAGCCTCAGAAGCCTGAGAAGAAACAGAGTCGTTTCCAAGAGCGCATCAATGAGCTGACGGAGGCCCGTCGACAGGCAGAGCGGCGTGAAGCTGATCTCCTCGATCGACTCAAGGCACTGGAAGCTCAGAAGGAAGGAAGCACCCCAGCCCCCTCCAAGACTGTCTCAACGAATGAGGCACCTACTCCTGCTGACACCAATGAAGACGGGACGGATAAGTACCCACTGGGTGAGTTCGATCCCAACTTCATTCGTGATCTTACTAAGCATACGATCAAGGAAGCACAGGCAGAAGCTGACGCCGAACGGCAGAAGACTGACAGCCAGCGTGAAGCTGAGAAGAATGCTCAGAAGATCCAGGGTGAGTGGCAGGAAAAGCAAGGTCCCGCACGGGAGCGTTATCCCGATTACGCAGAGAAGGTTGCATCACTTGAAGATGTCTTCTCTGGTATTGACCAGAGCTTTGGTGACTATTTGGCACAAACGGTGATGGAGATGGACAAGGGCGCTGATGTCCTTTACTATCTCGCCAATAACCCGGACGAGGCTAAGTCAATCGTAGAGAGTGGTGGTGTCAAGGCCGTCATTCGTCTCGGACGACTAGAGTCCCGTTTCTTAGAGCGAGAGACCCCACCCACACCTAAGCCGAAGGTATCAAGCGCACCTACTCCTCCTCCTCAGAACAAAGGTTCTGCTGGCGGTAGACGAAGTGTCGCCCCCGATACTGACGACTTAGATGCTTTCGCAGCTCAATTCTTTAAGCGAAAGTAATTTAGGAAACCTTAAATGGCTGTTACTGTTGATCAGGCAAAACTCGTACTTAATTCGTTTGCCGCTATTTTCCAAAATAACCTCGTCTCGAAGGATCTCGTGACTTGGAAGAAGTTCGATTCCGAAATGAACGATCGAAACGGTCTCACCGTTGTCGAGCAGGTCGGTCCGCGCTTTAACGTCACCCGCACTACCTCCGGTGTACAGGACCTCAGCGCTGGCGTCCAAGACATGGTCTTTGGTTCGGAGCAGTACAAGCTTCAGGACACTTTCGGTAGCTCGATGGGCTACGGCGACTTCGTCAAGATCCGTGATCTCGGCGACGCTCGTAATTCGGAAGCTCTGAAGAACGCTGCACTGAACCTCAGTGAGAAGATCGATGCCTACATCCTTGGTTATGCTGCACTCGCCTCCAATAACTGGACGGGTACTGCTGGTCAGTCGATTGCCAACTTCAATGACTTCGCCTCGGGTTATACTCGACTGAAGGAAGAGGGTATTCAGGATGTCGACGTCCGAGCAGTTCTCACTTACGGTGATTGGCAGGCTCTGGGTAACCAGATCACGCTGAACAACGCCTCTCTCACCGACCTCGGTGAAGGAACGTACCGTAATGGCTTCACTGGTCAGGTCGCCGGTATTCCGACGATGTTCACCCAGCAGCTCCCGACGCTCACCTCCGGCACTCGTACGAATGGTACCGTTGCTGCTAACCAGAACGTGAACTACAAGGCTGTTGCGATCTCCCCGGCCCCGGGTCAGTATCTCAGCCAGCTTCTGAACGTCACCGGCCTTGGTGCTGCGGGTACGATCAAGGATGGTGAAACCTTTACCATCGCTGGTGTCTTCGCTTATGACAACCGTCTCGGTGCTTCGCTTGCACGTCTTCAGGAGTTCCGAGTCATCGGTGACTACACTGCAGATGGTGCTGGTGCTGCTTCGATCCGCGTCTTCCCGGCACTGATCGTCCCCGGTGCAGGTATCACGGGTGATGCTGCGGTCAACGCCGCTCATGCCACGGTTACTGCAGCCCCTGCAGGTGCCCTGACTTGGAAGGTTCCGGCTAACACTTCGGTGAAGCCGCGACTGCTCATGAACAAGGCTGCGGTCGTCATTGCTACGGCAGACCTCATCACTCCGGCAACCGGTACGAGCCAGCGCAAGAGTCTGACTCAGATCCCGCTGTCGGTTCGTATGTGGACTGACTCGGTCTTCGCTACCGGCGAGCATCGTATCCGCTTTGACGTCGCACTGTCGGCTAACATCGTCGACCGTCGTCGCATCGCTCGTATCAACGGCTCGTAATCTACCGACCGGGGAGGTCCTAGGGCTTCCCCGGTTTTTTATTAAGGAATAAAGATGGCAGTTAATCCAAATACTCCAGTCTACGCCGATCTCCAACCAGATGCCGCAGCTGCTGTCGTTGATGTAGATATCAAGTCGGCTACGTTTGACGGAGGTCGGACTACGGCTAAAGCACGAGTCGTCTATGTCGCTAATGGCGGAACAGGTGGCGGTGGTGCAGTCTATGGCCCAGATGCATCCGGTACGCCTGCGACTATGTCTCCTGTTCTTGTAGCAGGTTATGATGGCACCAATACCCGATCAATTTCTGTCGGAACCTCCGGCGCCGTTCGTATTGGTATCAATGGCACTACGTCATGGACAGGAGGTACTGCCGCTGATGGCGTTGCCGCCGCCGCTGGTATGTACGTTAACAGTACACCAGTACTTTTTAATGGTACCAATACTGATCGCCAGCGTACTGCTGCAGCCTCTGATAAAACTACTGGCGTAGGACTTGCAGGCTCAGGTATTCTTGGTCAGTACTTGACGACTCTTCCGACCTATACGACTGGTCAGTTCGGTACGCTGGCGATGTCCGCTGATGGTATCCTCTGGACTGTTCATCGTGGTGGCCAGACGATTGCTACTGGTCAGGCTGCTGTCGGTACAACTTCGACCCTCGTAGTTGCTGCCCGTAGTGGTCGACAGAAGGTTACGCTGACTCCGACGACTTCGACCGTGTATTACATCGGTGCCACTGGTGTCACTGCATCCACTGGGCTTTACGTCGCTGCCGGTGCTGCTATCACCCTAGACACTGCTGCTGCAGTTTACGCCGTAGGTTCTGCTGCACTCACTGTTTCGTATATCGAATACTACTAATGGGTGATATCTCCTTTTCCCCAGCTATGGCTGTACCTCTGGGAGATGTAACTGCTGCGTATCAAGCAGGTGTCGTGCTTGCTGCAGGAAATAGACAGCTATCTATCCCGCTGTCGTCGGTCAAGGCAGGAGACGTCCTCTCGGCTCGTCCTATCGGAGCAGTACCAGACGGATATGATATCGGTGCAGCTTATTGTGCCACAGACGGTACCCTTGTCGTTATCATAAGTCATCCGCCGCTGTCTCTTCTCCAAACCTTTTCCGTCCCTCTTCGTATCTTTCGTATAACTTCTCAGTAAGGAATGACATGCCTCAAGTCAATAACAACTCAGTCATTATAGATCGAGAATACGGCAAGGGCATGTCTCCCTCTGACTTCTTCCCGAGCGGTAGTATCAGGAGTCTGAACATTCCTATCACCGCCGTCTGGGATGCAGAAGAGATGGCAGCAGGGGACGTCTCGAATGGATCAGTTCTTGCATGGACTGATCTCATCAGCGGCTATAGACCAAGTCAGAGTACTGTCTCAGCCCAGCCCGCTTACTCTCCCACAGGATTTAATGGGCGACCTGCTGTCCTCTTCGATGGCGTCGGAGACTATCTCGGTCTAGAAACTGTCCCGTTTTATTCTGGTACCGGCCAGCAGTTTGAAGTCTGGCTCCTTGCCGGACAGACTAGGATCGCTACTGATATCGCTGTCGTCCGTGCCTTCTCTTTCGGTGGTGGTACGGGTGCTACAGCATTCCGTGTCGGCTCTGTCAACGTCGGAGGTAATAAGCGTGTCGCTGATGCCCGTGTCGTACAGGACGCAGCTACTGACTACCTCGGTAACAATCTCGTCAGAACTGTTACGACGGCAACTACAGTTGCTATGACAGTCGGTACTGGGGCTACTACCACGGCTACTACAGCAACGAGTATTGGTACGTCTCGGCTTCGCATCGGTGGCTCTGATAACGTCGTCGCTGATAGTCCGTGGCAGGGTCCGATCTCTGCTATCGTAGTCACTCCGTTGCTTACATCGGCACAGGCAGCTCTACTGTCACAGTATCTTCGGTCACGTGGTGGACTGCCGTAACATTTAAGGAATAAGATGGCTACTCTTGTAAGTGATATCATCCGAGACGCATACCGCGAGAGTAACCTCATCTCCATCGGTACCGAGCCAAGCGGGGCGCAGAGGGATGAAGGTATCCGGTTCATCAACCGACTCATCCCAAGTGTCCTAGGGTATGAAGGAGGTGAGAACCTCTCTTCTATCTATGACATCGACTCAGACAGTTATGACTACCGGTGGTATCGCAGTGTACTCAGTAATGGTCGTATCGTGATCGGACCTGATACGGTGAGAGACATCACACTCCCCGACTCTTTGACGGATGGCAGTAGATTTGCTGTCATCGACCCACTAAACCTCCTCCCTGCTAAACCTCTCACTCTTCGTGGTGGTAGGAATACGGTAGGAGGTGCTGTCACTTTATCTGTAACGGATGACATCCAGTTCCTCTACCGAGCCGATCTCGGTAATTGGCAGAAGGTTACTCCTGTCGTTGAAACTGATGTCTGGCCCTTCCCGGCTGAGTTCGATGACATGTTCATCATCACTCTTGCCTTCCGATTGAACCCCAGGTATAACATCGCGAGTCAGTCTGAATCATTGATGATGCTGAAACGAAGCGAGGGGCAGTTCCGGAGTCGGTATCGTCAGAGCCGAGAGATGCCGAGTGACCTTGGCCTCCTGAACCTCCGTAATGCTCCGACTTATAACTTCAATAACTTTGATAGAGGAAGCTGGTAATGGTAACGATCCCGTTGGGAACGCTTGATTGGGAAAGCCCCAGTGAGAACGTCCCTCGGGTTCGTCTCCACAATATGTATCTCAGTGAGAACGTCACTTCTCCAGATGGAGTCTCTCGTGTCTCTCGTCCGACCTTGAAGCGAGTCACTAGTTTCGGCTCTGGCCCTATCTCTTCGATGTGGCGTCAGGATGGTTGTTTTAATGGTGACTGGTTCGTCGTCTCAGGTACTGAACTCTATCGTGTCAATCGAGTTACGAAGGTAGAGACTAAGATCGCTAACCTTCCGGGGACTGAGCGAGCTAAGTTTGCTGGTACTAGTGACCGAGTCATTATCATCAGGAACGGTGTCGCTTACTCCTATACTCCGTCTTTCACGGTCATCGCCTTTCCTGACGATATCCCGGGAGCACCCCCGGTGCCGTTGATTCAGGGTGTCGTTGTCATCAATGGCATCTTCATTCTTACAGTAAAGAATACTCAGCGGTTCTACTGGCTCAATCCAGGTGACGTCGATCCCGATCCTCTGAACTTTGCTTCAGCTGAACGCCGACCAGATGACATTGAAGCCGTAGCAATTAACGGTGATGAAATCTGGTTCATTGGCCCTCAGGGTCCTGAAGTCTGGTCCCCTGCTAATGATCCTGATCTTCCATTCCAACGTATCAACGGTCGAGTCTACAGCGACGGGAACAGTAATGTCGATACCGTAGTCTCCTGTGTCTTCAATAACCTACCCTGTCTCCTATGGACTACCCCTGAAGGGGCTGTCGTCATCGCTCAGGGCTCGGTTAAGAAGATCAGTAACGAAGCCATTGAGGAGTTCCTGAAGACTGCGACTAATACTCGGGCGTGGTCATTTCGTATGAACCGTCACGACTTCTATATCCTCTCCAGTGATCAAGGGACTTTCGCCTTTGATCTCGGTCGTGGTGAATGGAGTCGGTGGGATACTTACGGAAAGGAATATTGGATCGCTCATATCGGTATCCAAGACGGTATCTTCGTATACGCCGGTAGTGATGCAGACAGTCGTATCTTCGTCCTTGAAGAAGGGTTTGATGATGACGGTCTCCCTGTAGTACGTGAAGTCTCAGGGTTGGTTGCTAATCCCGGTAAGCCTACTCAGTGTGCTTCCGTCTCCGTCCGAGTAAACGCCGGTTGGAGCGACAGCTATGATCAAGAGCCTCAGCTCGAACTTCGATGGAGTGACGACCAAGCAGCGACATGGAGTGACTACGTCTTCATCGGCCTCGGTACTAAAGGCAATTACACGGCAGATACGATCTTCCGTAGTCTTGGTCTTATCCCTCGTCCGGGACGTGTTTTCGAGTTCAGGTTTGCTGGTCGCAGCAGGTTTCGTCTTGACTACGCAACTATGAACGAGGCATAAATGCCAGTAATTAAAACGATCCGGCTACCACGCCTTCCTAGTAATCTGGCAGAACAGCCCCAGCTTCTTGAACGATACTGGGACGAGGCAATGACCGCCATTGAGAAAACTCTTAATGCAGTTCTTGCTATCCCTGAGATTCAAGCAGGGTTGGCAGAGATCGATGGAAAGGTAGACGTAGCTCAAGCTGCTGCGGTATCCGCTCAAGCCGCTGCTGAAGCTGCCCAGACTGCTGCAGAGACTGCACAGGGGTCAGCTGACGGTGCTCAGGCTCAGACAGAAGCTCAGAGGAAAGAGTCTTCTATTTCTCAGAGCTATGTCACAGGTTACACTGGCTCAATCATCTCAGCTACGGCTGCGGGGTTGATCGCTATTGCAGCTCATCAGCGAGTCTATGGCGATCCTACCCTCGATCCCTCGGTCGCTGTCAACGGCGCTACCTTTTCTTCAGGGGCAAATCCCGGAGATGTAGTCCGAGTCTATTACGTCGATGCCACGCGGACTGGAGGTGCAGTGACGTATCAGTTCACGATCGATCCTGCAAACCCCCCAGTACAGACAGGGAATACTCATTCCGTAGGCGCTGTCACAATTCCCGTAACCGGTACTAAGCCAGGAAACGGCATTCGACCCCCGGGGTACGTCGAACCATAAAGGAAAAGAAATGGCAGCTCAAGTTTATTACTCTCCGTTTATCCCTGCCTTCAATGGTAACGGAGCGCCAGTTCCGGGGGCTAAGCTCTACTTCTTCTACACGAATACGAATAACAAGGCTCCGATCTACTCCGACGAAGGGTTGACGATTACTCTCGGCAATCCTGTCTCGGCTGATCTAGCGGGTAAGTTCCCGAATGTCTACCTCAACGACTCCATTACTTATCGAGTTCGTATCACTGATCCCGGGGATATCCCACTTGGTGCAGACATCGACCCTTATGTCCCGGGTACGGCACTGAAGGGTGAGGCAGGTCCTCCGGGTGTAGGTGGTAATACCTTCCTTACTCTTTCGAGTATGAAGGCGCTCAACCCTGTTCAGTTCGCTTCTGCTATTCTTGCAGACGGTACGAAGCCCCCGATCCCCTACGCCTATGTCACTGGTAACTTTACTTCCCGAGCCAATGACCCGAACATCGTCAAGCTAGACTCTACTCCTTTAAGCGTAGGTGCCTTGGTTGCAGGTGGTACGGTCTCTGGTCTTCAGCCAGTGACTAATAAGTTTGTTGTCAATATCGATGGCGCTGTCCGTAACGCTCTTGGTGATCGAGTTTTCATGGGCGGTGCTGTCGGATATGATGGTAATTATCCAAACGATGACCCGGCCCATCAAGACTGGTACACGACTTACGAACGACTACAGGGCCGAGGTAATGGCATCATCGTCTCGAGTCAGACGGCAATCCTTACTAACAATAACAACGGTGCCGCTGTAGGGTTGACGGTCGCTGCAAGGACTTCGAACTTCCATCCTGCGGTCGGTGGCGCTGTCGGCCTTGAAGCTCACGTCGTAAATGACAACACTGCTTCTTCTCATGACGCTTGGGCTATCTATTCCGAAGCTACGAGAGACAGTGATGCCGTAGGTGCTATCATTACTTATGAGGCTGACTCCCGTAACAAAGGAGCGTTCCACGCCATTACTCCGTATCTTCAGAGTGCGAAACAGTCTGTCGTTCTTCAGGTAGCTAGTGGCGGTGCCCTCACCGGTGTCGGCTGTGAAGATGTCTCTGCTGGTATTAACTTCCGTCACAATCCGACGAAGTTTGGTGCCGGTATCGTCTTCGGTAATTCGTCCATCCGTGGTACTGATGGCAATGGTGTCGGGATTGGTAATGCAATCCTCTTCGCTCGTGGTCACCAGATGGCATGGTGTAACGCAGCCGGGGATCAGACGTCATTCATCTATGGTGCTGGTGCGACTGGTACGAGTAAGATGAGCATCAGCTTCCTTGATCTCGGTATGACCATTGGTGGTCCTAGTGACACTAGTGTTGCGATCTTCCGTCCTGTTGGTGCCGCTGTCAATTACCTAGACTTCAGTGGTGCTATCATCAACGAACAGCCGGTTATTGCTGTTAATGGGTTCAACGCCAACATCGATCTGAAGTTGACGCCTAAGGGTGGTGGTACTCTCGCAATTGGTAACGCCTCTAACTTCGTTGCAAAGGGGACAGGAACTCCTGTCTTCACCAGCACTCTCCCCTCTGGTATCAGCCCGACAGTTAAAGAGTGGTGGGCCATCCACAACGCCAACGGCGAGTTCCGTCTAATTCCTCTATTTGGAGTGTAACATGATTAAAGATGATTTCATTGCAGCTAATAAGACGGTTGACGCTATCGTAGGCGCTACTCGTCATGGTAAGGAAGGGGGCGCTGTCCTTATCCTTACTGACTACCGGTCCTTTGACCTCTCTGCGGTAGACATCCTATCCCTCCCGGCAGGATATCCTAAGTGGGTCAACGGTACTGAAAATTACATTTAAGGAATAGATATGCAGATCGATGGTCACGTCCTAATCAATAATCTTAAGCTTCAGCGGAACTCTGCCCTTGATGCTCTTGCTGAGGCCGATGCTCAGCGTCATGCCCTTCAGCTGGAAGTCGATGACCTCCGAGCGAGGTTGGATGCTGCAGAAAATCCAGGGCCTGCCCCGGTAGAGGTAAAAGCTAAGAAGTAATGAAACGAAGTACAGACCCCAACGATCTCAGAGATTTGATGCCAGAAGGAAGTCTAGGGTTTGATCCCGAGACTATTCTCAGTAACGGTTTCTGTCTCATAGAAGGTGATGACAAAGCACTCTTCGAGAAGAAGGGCGGGGTCTGCTTCGGACATTACTTCCTCAAGAGTCGAGGAAGGGAAGCAGTGGACGTCTCCACGGCATTCCTCAAAGAAGCATTCAAAGAGTGTTCTGTCATTGCTGGCCTTACCCCTATAGAGAATAAGGCGGCACTGTGGATGACTCGAAGGCTGGGGTTTACAATGACAGACGTCCTTGATAGTGACGTAGGCAAGATGCAGCTGAGTATGCTGACGAAAAAGGATTTCATGAATGAGTAAGATTTTCGGAGGCAGCAAGAGTAAGTCGGTCAGCCAGAGTACGCAGTCAAGCACTGCGGTTTCTAACTCAGGTAATCAGGCCTACGCCCCACTCTCTGCTGCTTACATGCCCGCTGTCAATCAAGGCAATGCAGCTGTCAGCCAGATCGGGGCTCTCCTTGGACTCGGTGGTGATACTGCCGCAGCGAATACTGCGTTTGATAACTACCGTGGTTCGACTGATTACCAGTTCACTCTCGATCAGGGTAACAAGGCGATTAATAATAACGCCGCTATCAGTGGTCAAGTCGGCAGCGGTAAGACATTGAAAGCTATTCAGGGCTTCGGTCAGAATACGGCGAATAAGTATCTCGGTGACTACATCTCGAAGCTTCTCGGCATCGGTACCTATGGTACTCAGGCCGGTGGTCTCATTGCAGGTGCAGGTCAGCAGAGCAACAGCAACAGTTCTTCGATTGGTCAGAGTACTGGTCAGTCTTCGTCCTCGACGAATGAAGGCATTGCCAAGACGCTGGGTGCTGCTGCTAGCATGGCTGCTGCAAGTGATCGACGGTTGAAGAAGGACATCGTTCTTGTAGATCGCCTCGATGACGGACTCGGTGTCTATGACTGGACTTACATCTCCGGTGGTCCACGATACCGTGGTCACATGGCAGATGAAATCGAAGCCATCCGTCCTTGGGCGCTTGGTCCAACCATTGATGGTTATCAGACCGTCGATTACGCAAAGGTCTAAGTATGAACATTCTAGACCTCATTCAATCGAGCGGGGCTATTTCGGGTCAGACTCCGGGATTCGGTGACGCATTCAAGCCTGACCAAGGTCCTGATATCCAAGTCATGGCCGAACCTAAGAGGCAGATCGAAGAGGACGACCGGGTCGAACCTAACGTCCGGAAAACTGACGAACTCATTCCCCGGAAGGGTATGTTTGGAGTCAAGGGTACTCTTCGTGACGTCCTCGGGTTGATTGGTGACTCGTTGCTCGTAGGTGGTGGGAAGCAGGCTATCTATCGTCCTGTCCGTGAACAGGAGAAGCTCGGCTCCGCTATCTACGGGTATAACGCCAACCCTCAGGCTGCTATCGATCGTGCTGCTATTGTCAACCCCGAGGCTGCTATGGATCTCCAGAAGCAGTATGGTCAGGACAAACGTACCGACCAATTGATTGCTCAGCAGGTGCTCGGTGCTCAGCAGAAAGCTAGGACTACACTAGGTTCTATGGCACAGGGGTTGATGAAGAACCCTCAGTTGTATGCTCAGTACCGCCCTCAGCTTCAGGCTCTTAGTGACAAGTACGAACTCGGTCATACCTTTGGTGACACGCTCAACCCTGAGGATCTTGATATGCTGGCTCGTAGCGGTCTGACTCCGGATCAGGGATTCGATAACGACCGACAGGATATGACTGCTGCAGATATGCAGGAGTATCGCAATGGCCAGCTCGGTGTCTCTCGTCAGCGTGCTGCTGAACAGCGTCGGCACAATACGAAGATGGAGAACCGTCCTCAGGCAAGTCGTGTTGATCACGGCCCGGGGGCTAGCAACATTGATGCTCAGGTTCTTCAGAGTATTCAGAACGGGTCTGCAACTCCAGCACAGCAGCGTTACTACGACCAGCGACTGAAGAGGGCAGGGCCTAAGCCTTCGCTACTCGATAGTCTCCGTGGTGGCTCGGGCGGTAAGGGTCCTCCTCCGCCCCCTAACGGTGGTTCGTTCCGTAAAGTTAAGTAATAAGTAACAAAGAAGGAATCAGTAATGGCCAATAAGCCTGCTTGGGTCCAAGACCCGTCTAACCCTGCCCGTATGACGTATACTGATACGGATGGGTCTGTCTATGAATCTGTCTCAGACGCTCCTCAGGAGGTCGTAGAGAACCAAGAAGATTACACGGACCCAGAGGTAGCTCCCGAACAGGAAGCCCCTGTAGCACAGGCCGAGGCGGCCCCTGCGGCTCCTCAGTGGGTTAAAGACCCAAGCAATCCTAACCGGATGACCTTTACTGATACCGATGGCAGCGTCTATGAAAGTGTCGCTGACTCAGCTCCCGGGGTAACTCAGGGGTCGAATAATGGTGTCCAGTCGGGAGACAATGGCGTCCCGTTCATGGGTCGTCCGGGTGAGACCATCGCACCTGCCAAGGCTCCTGAGCAGCAGGACCGTTTCAGCGAGAAGATTGATCGTCAAGGTGGTTGGGGTATCAGCCGTGATACTCGTGACTTCTTCGGGGGTGAGACGTCTCCGATCGCTGGTGCAGCGGACCTCGGCTTCCGTGCATTGCAGGGATTACAGGCTGTTACTGAAGTTGCAGCCGAGGGTGTCGATGACGCATTTGATAAGTCGGGCTTCGCCGATCTCCCCCGCGCTTTCGGTAGCGAACTGAAGATTCATCCCGGTGAAGCTGCTATGGCTTTGATGGAAGCATTCCCTGCTGGTGGTGCTGAAGTCGGCATGATGCCACAGGGTCGTGTCGCTGCTCCTGCGATGGACGCCCAAGAAGTGTTCAACGCCGAAGTCAAAGCACGGATCAAGGCGGGTGCTACTCGTGAAGAGCTTGACGCCTTTGCCGCTGAGACGGGTCGTCCTGCATTTGGTCCCGACCTCGAACCAGTGCTGAAGGCACGAGATACTAACCGTCCTTTTGATGTCGCATCGTTCCGGAAGCAGACTGAAGAGAAGGCGGTCAAGGCTGCTGTAAAGGCAGACCCCGAGAACCCTGCTGCTGCACTTTCTGCTGCTGGTCATGATCCTGCTATCCTCGATAAGACTCCGTTTACTCCGATGAAGGACCGCGCCGCTGTAAAAGCACAGGCAAAGGTCGATGATCTTAGTCAGCGTATCTCGGTGATTACTGAAGATTGGAAGAACGCTCCTGAGTTCGAGGTCATCAATCGTGTAGACGACATCGAAGATGAAGCAATCAAGATTTCTGCTAAAGAGAATCAGGCTGACGGAGCCCTCGGCTTCCTTGGTCCTGATGGCAAAGTCCGGGTCATTGCAGAGAACATCGAGAATCCCTCGGAGCTTCACTCTGTTGTCTACCACGAAGCACTCGGCCACTACGGACTGGCTCAGAAGTTTGGTGACGATCTTACTAAGACACTCAACGACTTCTATGAGAACGGCTCCGGTGACTTCCGTTCGAAGGTCGATGACTGGATGGAGAAGAACCCGGAGTACTACAAGGGTCAGGACAATCCTCATCTCCTCGCTGCTGAGGAAGTCCTCGCCGAGATGTCTGAGCGTGGCGCTATCCCTGCTGAACTGAAGGACCGTGTCGTCAATCAGATCAAGGGCTATGGCCGTCAGATCGGCATCAATTTGAAATACAGCGACCGAGAGATCAATACTATTCTTGGTATGTCGCATGACGCAGTCCTAAACGGCATGGGTCGTGACGTAGCAGCCAATGGCTTCCGCTTCGCTCGTGTCTACCACGGCAGTCCTCATGACTTCGACCAGTTCTCGAACGACTTCGAGGGCTCAGGTTCGGGTGCCCAGATGCTGGGTCACGGGACTTACATGACGATGGACAAGGAGTACGCCAAGGCTTATCGTGGGGGCAAAGACGGCAAGCTTTATGAAGTCGAAATCCCTGATCGTGGCTGGCTTGACTGGGACAAGAAGGTCTCTGAACAGCCTGACGTCCTTCATGCATTTCAGAAGGCAGGGTTCGAAGTTCGTAACAAGAACTGGACCGCGGGTGAAATCTACAAAGACGTCTCGTTTGAGCATGGTCAGCAAGCTGTCTCGGAGGCTCTCAGCAAGGAGGGCATCACTGGTAACGCATTCAAGGATTATGACGGTACTCAGAACTTTGTAGTCTATGACCCGAAGAATGCCGAGATCGTCAACAAGTACATGCGTCGTCGAGCTAAACCCGGTGATGACGTAGACAATCCTTCGGGTGCGATGATGGCGGGGAATATCAACCTCGACCGTATCGCTACTTCGCGTGATGTCTCCGGTGTCCTCGATGACCTCGCTAAGAATGCTCCACTCGAAAGGAAGACTTGGGATCAGGTCAAGAATGAGGCTCGTGAACTGGGACTGAACCCCGGTAAGGTCCAGAAGGATACGAAGGGTGTCGGCAACTTGTCGGCGAAGCTCTTTGCTTATCGTCAGGTTCAGACTGATGTCCTCGAACGTGTAGCAGAGTTGAGTGAACGGTTAGATGTCAACTACAACGAAGTCGACCACGCCAACTATCTCGCTAAGCTAGGCCAGCTCACTGCTGTTCATGCCCGTGTCTCCAATGATACGGCAGAGATCGCTCGGGCACTAGGTAGTCTTCGTATGACTGCTCAGTCGAGTAAGAGATCGTCGGAGATTCTGGAGGCACTGGCTCAGTCCGGTCTTCCGATGTCTTCTCTCGCTGATCGAGATGTCTTTATGCGGTTTATGAAGTCGGTTCAGGCTCTGCAGCAGTCGGGGAATCCTCAGGGTGCAGCGGCGTTGATGAACAAGGTCGTCAAACCTTATTGGGAAGATTATGTCCTCTCCGGTCGTCACAGTCTGATGCTCTCGGGTCTCGGTACTCACTACAAGAATATTCGAGACAACCTCAATATGATTGGTCGTGAGTACATCGAAGCTGCCTCCGGTGTCCCCTTCGGTGGTATTGCTAAAGAAGAGATGGCGGGTCGTACCTATGGTTTGATCCGTGCCGCCCTAGACAGTACGACCTATAAAGATACGTGGACTGCATTCAAGGACGGTGTCGGCAACACTCAGCTGAATACGAAGACTGAACTTCAGTCGGCTCGTATCCCAGTACTGTCGAAGGTCGGTGACGCACTGAACGCTGAAGATACCTTCTTCCGTAAGTTCATGGAGACTAGCAATTTGTACGCCGTAGGTGTCCGTGAAGCAAAGAAGCAGGGCTTCAGTGGTCCTCAGTTGTTCGCACAGGGTAGCCATCTCGCTCAGAACCCTACTGAGGCGATGCTTAAGGAAGCTCGGAGCATGGCTGATGTCTCTCTCCTCGTCAGTGAGCCTAGTAAGCTTGCTAAGGGTATTGAGACGATCAAGGCAAGGAAGGTAGAGATGACTGCCGGTGAACGTACCGGTCGTTTCATTGCCCACCTCGCCTTCCCATTCCTGCGTACCACTGAGAACCTCCTCTTCCAGCAGCTCCGTCGTTCTCCGTTGTCCTTCATGGATGGTCAAACTCGTGCTGACTTCGCAGCAGGGGGCGCTCGGAGGAGTACTGCTGTCTCTAGGACTGTGATGGGTACTACGATTATCGGGTATTACATCTATGCCGCTCAGAAAGGCGATGTCACTGGCGGAGAGAAGGACTTCAAGAAGGTCGCTGCTCTCGAACCCGGTGGGTACAAGGCTAATAGTGTCGTCTCTAAAGACAAGTACACTGATGCCACTGCTTTGAATACGTCCTTCCCTAATCCTTTTGGGCTAGACAATGCCACGGCAGCTAACGTCGCAACACTGGTTAATACCTATAACGGCATGGTTGAGACTGGTAAGAGTAAGGGCGAGGCATTCGGTGCGACAGTGAAGGCTTTCATCAAGGTCATCGGTGCCGCTTCGTTTGCTGAGAACATGCGTCCTTATCTCGATCTCATGGGTGCTCGACAGGAAGAGACTGGTAAGACTGCAGCTGCGGCTGGTGGTCTCGCTAGTCAGTTCGTTCCTGCTCTTGGTCGTCAGATTAACAACGCCTTGGTTGATACTAAGAAGAGGGATTACACCGGAGACCAGTCCTTTACTGATCGTGTCAAGGGTCGTGTCGAAAGTGGCATCCCCGGGCTCAGTGATAACTATCCTTTGAAGTACGATGTCTACGGACAAGAGGTCGATAAGGGTGTTGGTATCACTGGTGTCGGTGCCAGTAAGAACAAGCCAAGTGATGCTACGATCAAGGAGATGCAGCGAGTAGAACGGAGTCTAACGAAGCCGGTGATCACTGCTGCTCCTCGTGATCTCACTATCGAAGGTCAGAAGACTAAACTCATCGGTGAAGACTACGCCCAGTATCAGAAGCTCGTTGGTACCCACCTCCGAGAAATCATGGGTGAAGTCATTCAGTCTCCGGGGTACAAACGGTTGACCGATAAGGATAAGCGAGATGTCCTCCGGGAGGCTCAGACGGAAGCAAGGAAGGCTGCTAAGATGGAGATACTGCCACGGTTGAAAATAGAGGACTTCAAAGATCCAGATGAGGACAAGTAATGGTTGAAAATGATCACGTAAGGCTAGCTCTTCTTGAGCATAAGGTTTCAAACATCGAGATGAAAATAGAAGCCTTGAACACTAAGATGGATGAACTCCTGGCCTTGCGTAGTAAAGGGATGGGGGCGTTCTGGGTAGCGTCCCTCCTCTTCGGTACCGGTATCTTCGGCTTCGTCATGACGATGTTGTCGTGGATGAAACCTCACTAATATAAGCTCTGCTTAAAGGAATTGATATGATTGACGAACTCATCAAAGGAGTCCTCGCACGAGAGGGCGGCTATGTAAACGACCCTCGGGACTCCGGAGGTGAGACCAATCTCGGTATCACTGTCGCTGTCGCCCGGGCCAATGGCTACAGTGGTAGTATGAAGGAGTTGACTAAGGAGAAGGCTGCTGACATCTATAAACGTCAGTACTTCATTCGCCCGAAGTTTGACGAAGTCTCGAAGCGTTATCCGAAGGTCGCTGACGAACTTTTTGATACTGGTATTAATATGGGTCCGGGGGTAGCTGCAAAGTTTCTCCAACGCTGTCTCAATGTCCAAGACGGTATCACGATTGGTGTCGACGGAGCCATCGGCCAAGGCACTCTCGCGGCTCTAGATACGTTCAAAGCGAAGCGTGGTGCTGCTGGAGAAGGTTGGCTACTGAAGGCGCTTGATGCTCTTCAAGGTGCGAGGTACATTGAACTCGCTGAAAACTCGGTGAAGAACGAAGCCTTTGTCTATGGCTGGATTGCGAATCGACTTGGTAATGCCTAATCAGATACCACACCAGAAGGTAGTTATCTGGTTTAGCGTCCTCGGTGTCCTCGGCTACGCAGCGTTCTCGGTATGGACGTTTGCTTGGTTGAAAGATGCTACTATGGTCGGTGACGTCATTGGTACGTGGAAGAGCTTTGCTGTCCTCGCCTTTGGCTTCTGGCTAGGTAGCAGCAGTGGGGGCAAGGCTATCCTCAACGGTCCTACGGATGTCAAGGTCGTCAATAAAGACGATGATCCAGTGAAGACGGAGTCTCAGGATGGAAAGTAAATTAGAAATCTTCTTCGGTAAGTTCGCGATCTATATCATTGGTGTCCTAGTTCTCGCTATAGCTACGACTAGCATCGGATGGTATGTCTCGACTTACCGATATCAGGCTGCTGTTGAGCACAGTGAAAAGGTTGAGACACAGTTGGAAGTCAGCAACGCCAGTTACGGCTCCATCCGTGACCAGTTCGCACTACTGACTAAGACACTCGAAGCCAACCAAGACAAGGCATTGGCTAGCCATGCTCTCCTTCAGGAGAAACTCAGTGGCATTATCGCTAGTGACAAAGCTCAGGTCATTGTCGAAGGCGAACTTCTGAGCCGAACCCCACAGGGACAGTGTGTGACACCAAAGGATCTTGCAGATGCGTATGATAAGTTATAAACTGATTCCGTGGTTGCTGCTGCTTAGTGCATGTGCAACTCACCAGACTCCGGGGATCAAGGTCGAATATGTAGAGAAGCCGGTCATAGTCCAGAAGGCTTGTCTCCAATCTAAAGACATCCCGATAGTCCCTAACCGCCTCGGAGCGGCACCGACAAACATCGAGACTGCTCTCGCTACAGCGCTGGCTAAGGTAAGTGAATGGATGCGGTATGGTAATCGTGCTGATCCTATTATGAAGAGTTGTTCGCAGTAGATACAAAGAAGGGGCCTCCGGCATTGCGCTGGAGAGCCCCTTTTTGTTTATCCGTCGAAGAGTTCACTATCAACAAAGATTACGGCATTGACGAGACGATTCAAATCCTCTCCATGAATGCTGTCCCACTTTACAAGAAGCAAGCTGAGGATTCGTTCTCGTCGTTGATTCTGTTCGATCTCTCGAAAACGCTTTGTATAATCAAGTGCCTCAATACGAGGCAGATCGTTCATCTTCCTGTCGTCGTCGTAAACTTCGTTATCCATCTAACTGTACCTTTCCAATTTCAATTATGTCGCATACGCCACCAGCACAGGCAAGTTCCTGTGAACCAGTAGTCATGTCCTCAGTCTCGAAGAGAGAGAGGTCGTTCCAGTCAATGTCAGGTAGAGGATGGTCTACAAGCCACTGCTCATAAGCCTCTTCTGTAATCTCCTGATACGGAGCCTGAGCATACGTCCCACCATCATAAGGAAGGAACGCAACTCCGGAGAGTTTGTCGAAGTTCTTCCAGACCCATGCACCTACCTCAGGCCACTCCTCTTCCTTGACGTTGATAGTCGCACTCGGCTTGTGCTCACACCAATTATCTTGGAGGTTCTCCCACAAATTGAGCATGTCGATAGCTGACATATCCTTCCTTGTGACAGCACCCTCAGGAGACTTGATAGCGAAGTAGAAGACCGAAGTGTTACCGGTCTTGTCCATGACGTCTACTTCCCAGTAAACTCCTCGGTCCTTGAGGAACTGGGTCAACGGGTCTTTGTTATCCGCACGAACAGTTCGGAGGTAGTAAGGAGAATGCCGAGTGTGCAATCCACTACTACTATTAACGCGCTGGCTAACAGTACCACTAGGCTTAACGCAAGTAGTCGCAGTGCTCTGGGGAATACCAAGGCGATCTGCCCACTCCTTGTTCGTTTCAACCACGACTTCCTTGAGTGCCAGTAGAACTTCGGGTCTTCCAAGTACTGAGAGGTTATCGCAAATACCTGTGAGTGAGACTCCGAGAAGACGTTCTTCATTACATGTATCCTGCCATTTCTTCCTCAGGTATTTGAAGTTAGTGAAGGTGCTTTGAATCGTACCAAGGATCGCAGCAACCTTTGCTTTGCGCTTAAGAGATTCGAGTGTATCGCCGGATCGGACAACAATCTCTGTAAGGTTACAGAATTGGAAGGGTCGGAGAATAATTTCCGAACACGGGTTAGTTCCGAAATCATGGTTCCGATCGCGTCTACCGCTTCGTCCTGCAATAGCTTGGCAAGCATATCGCGAGAATAAACCGGGCTCTCCGGATTGGCTAGCATAGAGTTCATTCCATTTCTCCATGAAGAAGCCGACATCAGGTCGACGGTTTTCGTAGACACCGCTGTTGTTAGCCAACCGGCGATGACCTGACTTCTCCCACCACGCTCCACTCTTGCTACGACTCATACGGTCATCAGTACAGTCGAAGAGCGAGATCATTGCAGATCGACGGACACCACCTACTACGACGATGTCAGCGACCTTGCACATCAAGTCATGGCATTCTAGGCTTGTTAGGCGTCGTCCTGCTGCATTCCTAAAGAGCGAAACAGCGAACTCAAAAAGGTCAACCAAAGGTTGGGGCCCTGAAGCACGTCCTCCAAAAGTTTTAAGTCGCGCTCCGGAAGGTCGAACGTTTGAGACGTCCCATCCGGGAACTTGACCTGCAATGAGGAGACTGACGAGTTCTCGGAAAGACTTAGCCCATCCTTCTTTACTGTCTGCCACTCGAATGATTGTGTCTGTTGCATCAAATGTCTCACTAATCCTTGGGAGTTGGTCGATGTACTTCTTCTCGACGGAGTACCCTACGCCAGTACCGCACATGAGGATGTACATAGCTTCATCGAAGCTACGAGGGCTGTCGACAGGGAGGTAGGCGCAGTTGTAAGCAGGAACATGACAACGGTCAAGGGTAGGCCCTGCCGTCATCAATGCCCGCATACTGGGCATGACTTCTAGGTCATGGATCGCTGTGTAAATCTCTTCACAAGTATCAATATCAACCTTACCATCAGTGGCCTTTTCATAATATGATACTAGTCGACTTACTGTCTCGTCCCAATTCTCTCGGCGGTTCTCTTCTTCAAGCCATCGGGCGTACCTACTTTTATAGATGAAGGATGTAAAGAGGTCTTCACTTGGCGCGGGCAATAAGCTTCTCCAATGTTTTGTTCTGTCCGTTCATTGCCCGATGAGCAACCATTACTGAAACTTCTAAAGTGTCGGCGATCTTCTGATAAGACATACCTTGATTACGAAGCTCAGTTGCAGCTATCAGCATTTCAGGGGTAAACTTCAGCAGCTTCTCACCCTGAAGTTTGTTAAAAGCCGGGTCGAACGTATCTATAAGGTCTTGCTCAATCACGCAAGCAGCACCCTTGGTTAGACCTCGCTCAATAATTCTGACCCAGTCTGCAGGTAAATAGCCCTGAGACACAAGACTGTTCATATACTCTGCATGATTTTCTGACCGGAAAGGCACGTCAAACATCCAAGCCCGGGCACCACATCCGTGACCTACATAAATAACCTTCTCGGTTACAGGACAGAAGTGAGAATAGACATAGTACTTATGTTCAAAGAGTCCTTCGTTGAACTTAGTGATGAGTCACCTCTTTCTCTACTGGGATAAGCGGAGTCGGCAACTGCTGTGGAGTTGAAGCAAAGAACTTGTCTCCGCAAGTTACGACTACGACGCTATGTGTTACGAGGTCACCGCTATCTCGAATGAACTCGGCATGGATGTCGGCACGAGAGAGGAGGTTGTACATCTCTTCAAGGACCTTCTTATCGGACATCTTCTCAATCTTACTCAACTTACTCATAGTGTCCTTTCAAGTAGGGAAAAAGAAACCCCCGAGTTTCCCCGGGGGTCCGTAGTTTACTTAGATCTGAGTTCCCCCGTCACCAAGCATTACTTAGCTTCAGTCTTGTTCTCGTGCTTAGCACGGTAGTTCTTATCGAGGTCCTTGGCCTTAGCCTTCGGATTACCCGACTCGAACTTTGCTTCCTGTGCTTCACGCTCTTCTGCGTTAGCCGTCTCAGTCCGGACATTGCGAGGATCATCAGCCGGGATTTCACCGTCCGTGTCTGCGTTATCCTTCTGAAGCGATTGAGCAGCTACGAGAGCTTCATCCTTCTCTTCCGAACCTGCTGGCTCCGAAGAGATTGGATTGGCAGCTTCAGCCCACTTCCGGTCGTCGATGACGTTCAAGACCTTGACACCATCCTCACTTGGAACGACACCAAGGATAGCGTTACTAGCCCGTGGGTGATCGAAGGGGAGGATGTCAATGAGTCCATGCTCCTGCATCACCTTCACAGTATGCGTCTCAGCTTCACTGAGTGCTACACCCTGTCGAGCAGCGAGGAGGAAGGCGACTTCGTCGTCACCAAGGACTTCGTCCAGTAGTTCGGTAGCCTTGAAGATATTAATAGCCATTCAGTTGTTTCCTTTAGTAGAGTTCACGGTAACGCTGTAGAAATTCTTTCTTCGCACGACTTGGCTTCCAACCTTTGAGGTCTACCAAGTCCTTGAGATGTTCTACTTCGATGCCGTCGTAGTGAGGCCAATACGAATTATCCTTCTTGACATAAGTCTTTTCGAGGATGAGCATTTCCGTATCAGCCTGCTTGACTTCAGCAGGGTACGGATACTGGAAGTCAAACTTCTTGGACATAGCCGACTCGATCTTTACTTCAAGTTCTTTGAAGATAGGCAGCGCCCATTTCAAGGGGGTCGGAATATCATTCGTGAAGGCTTCACTAGTGTCGTGCATCAATGCCGTAAAAGCATATTCAGGAGGGACGATACGACTAGTGTTAACCAAGTGCTGGGCCACAGAGTAGAACGTAGGTAGATGACCACTGAAGCGACAGATGTTACTCAACGCTGAAGCGAGATCATCTAACGTGACGTCGCTCTCTTCCGGCTTATTGTAATTGAACTGACCTCCACTGAGTAGGCCAATCCATTGATCGTCAAGCGCTGGGGTCAAGACCTTGTTCCTTTCGAAGCAATAGTTCTAGTCGAGCAAGTGCATTCCACGCGGCATGGGCAGCATGGAGAAGTCCAGAATCATTATCCACAACCTCTCCTTCTGCTTCGTATCCAAGGTGTCGTACCAATGCATCAGAGTACCGATTGTATCCGTCACTGACACCCTGCCATCCGTTCCAAGCATACTTACTTGCTCCGAAACCGCTGACGGCAGACACTGCAGAAATTGCTCGCGGGAAATAACCAAGCCCGCCCCGATAGATTGGAGCCTTGCCTCCGTCGTACTTGATTGCACCTGCCGAGACGCTTTCAACCGGGTCATTAGTAAACTCCTTCTTACCAGCTACTTCCGTAACTAACTTACCCATACCAATCATTCACCATCCCTCATATAGTCACGGAGCATGTCTTCGTTGTCTGCAATGACGTCGTCAAAGGCGTAGATGACGGACTCCACTGTGATGTCGTCATCGAAGAGTTCGACGAGTTCAGCAGCACTGAAGTAATCCTTCAACTGTTCAATAAATTCACGGTCCATCTTAGTCCCAACTATCATAACGGCTAGGAGCAGACAACCTGCCAACAATGAGGCAGATAAAACCTACTACAATTACAAGTACTGCGCTGTCGCTCATACCTTAGTCCTCGTACCATCTTGCCACGCACCGCAGTTCTGACACTGAAGACGCTGGATAATGAATGACTTAGTCCGTCGAACACCGCGCTTCTGTACTGGACCCTTGCCACAGGAACCACAGTCATGCTTCTTCGTACCAAGGAAGGGATGATTAGGAATGAACGCCTTGATCTTTTCGTAGAGCTTCACGAGCATCCTCACATCTTGAATACAGTATTTAGTCATAACCTTCTGTGCCTTTGGATCGCCGTCGAGCACTTCCTTCCACAGTTTGAATCCCTGATGCTTTACCTTACCACCAGCACCGAGCAGCGGTCCGATATAAGCGAGACGATTCATCATAAACCCAAATCGCTTAACAGCTTTAAGGCAATCAATACTAGTGGGGATAGGAGGAGGACTAAGCCCAGCAAGCAAAATTTCGCCTCGGAGCTTGGGGATGTCATACTTGTCTCCATTATAAGTTATGATAGCATCAGCATCCGTCATGAGATCGAGAGCAGCCTGAGCCATTCCCTTCCGTCCGTCCGTCCATTCACTGAAGAATAGGAACTCTTTCGATCCTACCCATGTCGCACAGAAGCACAGCATATGTCCGTGGTCGATGATCTGGTCGGGGCCGATGTTCTCGTCCCAAGCTCGCCACACATACGCCTTCGTAGGTGCCCACTCAATGTCAAGTGCTAGTAATTTTCTTGTTGGATCGTTCATAGTGTAGCCTTATTGGGCCGTTTCTTAGTGGGCCTTCGTTGAGGTCGTTTTCGAGCTGGGACAAACCACCCAGTCCCTTGGTCGATGTAGTCTGCGATCTTCCTAAGGAGTGCTGCGTCTCTGTGTCTGCCGATGAGTCGACGATTACAATACGTGCAGGCAAGTCCTCTGATCTCCCCTGTGACGTGGTTGTGGTCAACTGCCAGCCGGACCTTAAACAGTGACTTATCTCTGCCGCAGATGGCACAGGCATGTCCTTGCTTCTCCAGCAATTCGTCGTACTGTTCAGGGGTGATCCCGAACTTCAACCGAAGGTGACTAGCCCGGGCACGTTCTGCTTTATCCACTACGCAAGGATCATCGGCTCTTCGTCACACTCAATGACAAGCCTAGCACCACAGCTTAGGAGAGGAGCATGAGGGGAATAAATAATACGACTGCCAGCAGGAAGCCGTATGTCATTCCCGTAAAGAACGTTGCCGGAGCGTCCTCTTCGGACAGCCACCGGGGCCACAGGATGTTCCGCATGAATGTTCTTCCTTATCTTGTGTTGGTTGACGTGTACATACCACTTCATTCTGGAATCATCCTTGGGTCTACCTCGATCACGTCCGGAGTCTTAGCCACAGTTGTGAGAAACCGAGGACCAGTGCTATAAAGGAAGACACGAACACTAGGGTGACAACGGTATTTATGAGAACAGTAGCTACATGCCGTAGGAAGTTTCTCATTTCCGCTCTTTCCGTCTGGTATCGGGACGTAACACAAAGGGGGGGGCTCCGCAGAAGTAATAACCTCTTGGAGTTCCGCGATGCGATCTGCCGGTTGATGATGTTTAATGACTGTCTTGCTTAGAGTCGAGACACAGATGTCACCTGAGACCTTGTCCATAGCGAGCCATGCTGCATCCTCACCCGGCGTCAAGACGTTGGCGTATCCGGCTAACTGATCGACGTACCCGAATGGGTCGTCTTCAGTAACCGTGCCGTCCTTGAACTTCTTGTACCCGAAGGGAGAAGCGGACTTGACATCGACGATTACGCCATCGATCTTGGCATCGATGTGACCCTTCACCCCTGCAACTTCAACTTCGGCCTGTTCAAGAGAGACGTCGTGACCAGCCTCCTTAGTAAGGAAGAGAAGGACGGCTTCGATGACGTCGCCATAGAGGAACTTCATCGCAGTTCGACCAGTGATAGCCTCCTTGCCACCATCTACTGGATGATTGTCATACCATACCTGCCGGTTAGGACGACCTAGAGCAGAGAAGCGAAGGCCACTACTACTATGAGTACTCCGATGTAGACGCATCCGTAGAACGTCCGCGAGTGACTCAACGAATGAAAGGAGATTGTCTTCATTGACTTCGTGGTCTGTCTCCGGGTCGAGTAAATTATAGATGTCGTCAGGGATCGAGGAAATTTCTTTAGGCACTTTCTTCATCCTCTGACATCAACTGAAGCGTGTCACTGTCGACCGATTGTCGGTCATCAACGACCATGAACGGTACAGAATGGGACCACTGCTCAGTATTGTTTGGGTAGTCAGCAAGGAAGTCCCTTGCAATTTCATAGGCGTGATCGATGCTGGAAGCTCGGACCTTCAATGACATCGAGTCAAGGACAGTCCGCTTCAATACAGCCGACATCAGAAATGCTTTCATACTGTTCCTTAGTTGAGACCCTAAGAGCTGGACTCTCACCGGGTTTTTCGGGGTTACTCGTTTGGTCTCGGTACTATTAACCCTTGTTCCCAATTCTTTAGGGCACCCCGGCCATCAGACCCTTATTGCCCATTCCATGCCGAACCGGCACAGGGATAATGTGTGGGCGTTTTGTCGCTCTTACTTAGGGTTGCCCACCCATCCTAAGGTCAGCCGGGTATGAGGACTCGTACTCTAAGAGTAGAGATTACTTTTTACTCCTTATACCACCCGGTCTACCTCGTACGCCCTTAGAAGGGCATGTCGTCGTCGAGATCATCCAGCTTCGGATCAGCCTTAGCTGCAGTCTTCGGTGGAGCCTTAGCCCGGGGCTTACTCGGACTCTTCGGGGCACTGCCGTCGAAGTCACTGAAGCCATTACCACCACTCGAACCACCCTCGTGAGGGACAAGCTCCTCGACACGGATAGCGTTGGTCCAGATCGCCTTCTTCTTACCACGACCGAAGTCTGCAATAGTGAGCTTAGCGACTACCCGGCTGCCATTACCAATGAGGGTCGAGTCGTCCCAGTCTTCGTTCTCGGAGTTGTAAATCGTGATCGGCTCATTCGCCGCACCATCCTTCGTAAACTCAGGCTTCTTCAGCATGAGATAATCACCCTTGTCAGGGTTCTTTTCGTCAGCCTTATCCTTCAGTCGATCGAGCAACCGGTGTTCCTTGAGAAAGCCGACATCATCAGGCACCAATTCATATGCCCACTGCCGACCGGGGAACTCGCCACCGAACTGCTTATCATAGTTGTCGTGAAGGGCCTTCATGCCCACAATCTTAGGCCAATAGACTTTGCCAGTTACGAAAACAGTTGTGTACTCAGCCATTCTTTTTCCTTTTGTTTCGGTGAAGAAGAGGGACGAACTCCCTACCTCTTACACCTATTATAGCATAATTCTCTTGAATGTCAAGAGTTATTTTTCAGCCCATGTCGTTCAAGTACAACGTCCAGTAGGATAGGCTTAAAGTCTGTCTGTTCTACTGAGACACAGTCATATCGGTCATCTCGAATACCCGGAGTTCCGTCCAGCATAATGCTATTCGAGTGAAGATGGCCGTGGATATTCACTACCCATCGAGAAAGAGACTGGGGGTGAATAGGAATGTGCGTCAGAATGAAACCCTTTTTGACTACACACGCCCGGACGTCATCGAAGAGTTCGTTATACATCTCCTTCTTACCGTCTGGGTCGTGGTTACCCTTCACCAGTACCTTACGTCCCTTCAACCGACTGACAGAAGAACGCATCTTACTGGTACTGAAGGCGACATCACCGAGGATATAGACTCGGTCACCGTCATCGACGACTTCATTGTACATCTTGATGAGATCTTCGGTCATCTCATTCGCATCATCCCACGGTCGGACCTTACTCCCGTCGTAGTTAGTAAAGCGACAGATGTTGTCGTGGTAAAAATGTGGGTCGGCATACAGCCAAGTTCGTCCGCTCATGTCTTCTCCTTTAGTGCGTTTGAGCCCATGTCAATCCTTTCTTTGCTTCTCCATCCAACGGGACAGTGAGACTGAGTTCCACTCCTGCTGCTCGGATAGCTTCGACACTAAGTCTGGCATGGGTATCGGCGTCTCTAGGATCGCAGTCATACTGCCATTCGTCGTGGATATCCCCAACTTTAAGCGAGTCAAGTCCATTACGCTGGATATTTCTTTCAAGATCAATGCTAGCTGCTGCCATGACTCTAGCCCCCCCACCTTGTAGCTTGTAGTTGAGAGCCGCGTGAGGGGATGGGCAGACGACTTGAGATCCATCAAGTAGGGATACGCGTCCTCGTTCTTGTTCTGAGATACACTCATCAATCAATTCCTTCAAACCCAACCTTTCGAGAAACATGTTCCTGATCTTTGCTCCTTCACGAATAGGAACACCCAGAGTCTTTGCGATCTTAGGTGCAGCTGCCCCGTACATAATGGCATAGATCAACGTCTTAGCCTGAGGCCGAGTAATCCCTACGACGTCAGCATTGTACTGATGTGGATCACCCTCGACTACCTGCTTAGTGAAATCTGGACGGTTAAGGTAATGAGCGAGCATCCGGAGTTCAAGCCCTGCTGCATCAGTTCCAACAAGAACTCTTCCGGGTCTTGCACACCACAAATCTCTAGCTTCATAAGTGTAGTAGCCTGCTTCGTGTAAGAGAACTGCACCAGTTTTGTCTGTCCGAACCGCCGGGATATTTGCAGTATTGGGTGCTTGGTGTCTGCAACGGAGGGTATCCGCCAAGTACAACTTACCGTGTATCTTTCCATCTTCTTCGTCCCAGTTGTCAAGCCATGTATTGATCATGTTGGCTCGGCCGTTAAACGCCATCCACTTCGCCATCATAGCGACTTCAGGCGTCGGAGTACCCTCAAGAAAGCGTTCCAGTGACGGAGACATGACACCCTTCTCGAATGGTTTGGGGTTACCCCCACCCCCCTTCTCGGTCTTCGGAGTGAACTCCTCTGGAACCCAGCCTAACTCTAGAAGCTTCTCAGTTCTTTGTTGAGGGCTTCCAATTGAGAAAGGGATGTCTTCATAAGCTTTGTAGCTTTCTTCATCTTCCCCGGGTTCAAGTATGTATCGCGCCTGATCCTTGAGATAGATAGCTGTAGGCTCACCGTCTCGTCTCTTATACGATCGTACAGCAACAAGCCGTCGTTCAGCCGGGAAGACTCGTCTGATTTGTTCTTCAAGATCGGCCTCCTTAGCCCGGATCGTAGTGTATAGTTGTAGTGCTCGTTGACCGTCGAACTCAAACCCGTTCTTACGCTGTCGTTCGAGGATGACAGTGAACCGATGCTGAATCCAGCAACTCTTTTCAGAGAAGCCAATGGAGTTCAGCGTCTTAACCAACCGGAGGTAGAGTTTCGCAGTGACGAGGACGTCCTGATGACAGTACGTTACCATCTCAGGAGACAGCCTACTCCAGTCGGAGAAGTGCCCTTTCGGTTCGCCCATCCTCTCTCCCCACGCTTCTAACGAATGGCCGCCTCCCAGATTGGGTGAATATAGGGAAGCAAGTACGAGAGTGTCGATACAATTACCCACACTGAGACGGACATTAAGCAGACGTACAAGAGACGGAGCATCGTACTTGAGGATATTGTGGCCGATATAAACGGCACCTTTCGTCGCATCAAAGAACGCCTTTACTGAGTCATGGGATAGGCACTCGCCTTTCTCCCCGGTTTTGAGGTTTAGCCAACACAGACACCACACCAATGATGGGTATAAACTGTCTGCTTCAATATCGATTACGTAATAGTCTCGGGTGTCGTCTTTCCAATCAAGATACATTTAATCTCCCAACAAAATCAGCTCATCATATACTCTCTTAGCAATACTTGTTTCCCACTCTTCTTTGAAAGTTGTCATAGGAGAACAAGCTGAGGTGTAACTCCCCCACCCTTCCTCAAAAGCATGTAGAATCTCATACGCAATTGATCGATTATCCATTTTGACCGAACTGATCGAACTCGTGTCCTGCTCCTGAGCCACCGGCTTCATACTCCTCTGCTAATTCACGATTAAGTTCTTCAAGCCTACCAGTCATCTCGTTGTAAAAGAGATAGCAAGCTGGGCCTGTCCGTCCGAACTCTCGGTTCTTTTCGACAGTAATACGAGTGACATTCCGACGCCATTCGTTGACGTCTTTCTTATCACGCTCCAGCCGGATGACAGCGTTACTCACCTGCTCCGGACCTGCGGAACCACGGACCTGACCCTGCCGGTTGATGTGGATGACACAGACACAGCAGATGTCAAGATTCATGGTCAAAGTCTTCAGCTTCGTAGTGATCTCGTCTAGCTGTTTCCGTTCATCACCGCTTTGATCAGATACAATAATACTAAGATGGTCGACAAAGACGTAGCGGCAGCCAAGTGCGGCCATATGTCGGATCTTCGCGAGTACGGAATCGATAGAACTACTGCCGAAGTGGTCATAGATAACCACGCGATCGGTATCAAGTACAGCACGGTAAGCATCTGAAAGCTCCTGTGGTGTCCGCTCCACGTCGGGGAAGTGGTACGGTTTGTTGTTGTGGATGGACATCAAACCCAAAGCTGTCTTACGCTTAGGTTCCTCGAAGTGAAGGAAACCTACGCCAGCTTTTTCCTCAATAAGCTCAGGATCAGTGAGGAGCTTATACTGGATTTCTTTGATGAAACTCGTCTTACCGACACCGGTGTCAGCTGTGATGAGAACAAACTCAGAAGTCCTAAGTCCGTAGAGGAGACCATTGAGCCCCTCCCACGGGTAAGGTACACTTTTGGGCTCAGTGTAAGTAAGGATTTCTTCCAATAGCCTCGGATCAGTTCCAAGCTGGAGACCGTCGGGCATGAAAGCAGGTGCTCGGAACCATTCATGGATGTATTCACTCTGCCACCCCTTCTTGAGATAGTCATTAGCGTCCTTCGCTTTACTTAGTTCGAGGATACGAACCTTCCCGGGCTCGAAGAGCGAGGCGATTTCCTCCGCTGCCTTCTTACCGGGGTCGTCGTTGTCGAAATTGATGACGATCTTGTTGAAGCCGTTGAGATATTCGAAATTGTCAATGACTTGCTTCTTCGCTGACGAAGCCGACGTGACACCGACGTTAGCATACCGGGCACCAGTGAGATGCCAAGCACTCATGGCGTCATAGTACCCCTCGGTGAGGGTCACAGATCCCTTAGGATCGACAGGGAACAGTGGTTGACCGAAGAGCTTGGCTCCTTGGACGATGCCTTCGAACTTAAACTTCTTGTCAGGAAAGCGGAGCTGGTTCGCTACGTGTTTATCTTCTTGGTCGAAGAGGGGGAAGACAGCTTCGTATGTCGGATTGTCGCTCGTTACCTGATACTTCTTCACTGCACTAGCAGGAATGGCTCGGTCACGGATAGGTGACGGGTTGCCCTCCAACAACGGATTGAAAGAGAACGTCCTTCGTGCGGGTTCGTGGTCTATCGTATTATCTCCCTTGCTTGGTGTGTTACAGGCGAAGCAGAACGTATGACCATCTGTGTATAACGAATTACCGTCCGACGATCCACACGCTTCGCAGGGTATGTGTCGGACAAATTCGCTGTCACTCACCGAGTTCTTTCTTCAGTGCCTCTAGTTGACGACGCTTATAAGCCCGCAACTGCTCAGTGTGAGCGGCGGACTGTGCTAGACGTAGCTTCTCTTCTTCGTCAGTTTCAGGACGAAGGTAAAACAGTGTCGTATAAGTGTAGCTGCTGTCGTAGTCACTCTCTACATGGATCTCGATATTGTCCCAATACTCGATAGGTACATGCTCACGAACTGCCGTCAACTGCTTCAATAGATCATCGAGCTTGGTCGTACCGTCGATATCAATCGAGACCTCATTGATAGGAATGCTTTTATTGTACTTAACCATCTTCATACTCCTTCATAGCTTTCTCTCCCTTCGGTGTCACGAACCCAAGCGGATCGACCCAACCGTTTTCGTAGCACGACATACCAGAGTCATAAAAGGTGTCACCTGTGTGGTCACCCGTCATGAAACGGTATTCATCGTCAGTCATAGACAGGTTCACGTCGTACTTCCTCAGGGTAGTCGTAGTCGTCATCGAGTATTACGAACTTGTCGTCTTCGTCATCACGACTGAAGCCCTGTGAAAACGCGGCATCGAACGCGGCATCTAGACAGACAGTGCATAACTCCCATGTCCCCAATTCTTCGTTGAAGATCGTTTCCTTATCCGACATGTCTTTATCGCAGCAGTTG